ACTTCTTGACCACCTCTGCCATTGCGCCAGGGCCAAGCAGAACAGCGCCCAGAGTGATGTACAGCCAGACTTCGATGTTTCGCATCCGCTTGCTGCCATCTTCAAGGCGCTTCTCAATCGCCTCGTACCTCTGGGCGCAGACGGCCTCATGCACCGCTACGCGCACTTCGACCGACTCTTCCATCACTGCACCTGGGTTTCGCCTTGAGCGACGTCAGGCACCGGCACCTGCGGCGTAGCCTGCGACTGGATTTCCGCGATCAACGGGAACACTTCCGAATACGGGCGGGTGCCCAGGTATTGCAGGATGCCGTTGACCAAGCCGAGGGTCAGTTTGATTTCAGTCTTGTCGTTCATGGGTTTCCTTTCGGAGTTGGGTTAAGCAGTTACGGGAGCAGCCCAGGGCAACGGGGGTTGCACGATGGGCGGGTTGATCTGGTTCTGGATTTGTTGCTCAACGGCGGCTTCGGTTGCGGCCTTGTCTACGCCGTTTGCCCAGCACCAGCCCAGAACCTCATTCTCTGTCAATTGTGCGTAGGGCACAAACGAAGAACCCTGCACCACCGGGAACGAGCAGGTCGAGTAGACGCTGCCGCTATAAGTGCCGTCCGTGCCGTTGCAGGACCAGTGGGCCGTGACAACGTAGTCAGCACCTTCAGGGGTGTTGGGGATGCAATCAAGGGCAGAGATTACCCAGGTAATAGTCGTAGCCATTTTTATGCTCCTTCAGAAAGGGTCACTTCGACCCAGTTAACGATTGATTCGTCCCACTTGTAGCGTTTGCCGTCAGTGGGGTATGGAACGGGAGAATTCCACCGGCAAGTATCTTCGTTCAACACCCATGAAGCAAACGGCTTGGGAGGGATAAACGCATCGCGTTGTGCGTCATAAGTGAATCCCTCGCTCGCGTAGTTCTTGCGGAATGTGGCGTTATAGGAAGTCTGCATCCAATTGCCGCCAAACAGGGATTGGCAGAACGCAATACCCTTGATTTCGGACTCGCCACCGTTCTCCATCAACTCGTTGTTGTGAACAACAATGACCCGCAGCACCACGTTGTTTGCGTTGAGTTCGGCAAAGTGCGCCATACGTTGCCTCAGAAAGTGATGCTGCCCGAAGCAGTAAATGTGTAGATGCGATAGCCACCGGAAGTAGTTACTGCCGGGGAACCCGTTGTCGATGACGCAAGGGCGTAAGTATCAGCGTATCGAATAATCACAATTCCTGACCCACCGGCCCTTGCGGTTGTATTGCCGGAACCGGCTCCGCCACCGCCGCCACCACCAGTGTTTACCGTTCCATTCGTTGCTGCTCTTAAATTGGCCGCAGCACCAACACCGCCGCCACCGCTACCCGCAGCGCCACCTGAGGTCTGCCTACCACCGCCACCTCCACCACCCGCATAGGTGGTCGATGTCCCAGAAATAGAAGATGCCGTACCGGCGCCGCCATTTCCGGCTACTTCAAAGGTGCTAGAGTCGCCGCCCACTGCGCCTGCGCCGCCACCGCCACCGCCACTGCGCCCGCCAGTTGCTACACCACCATCATTGCCTTGACCGGAAGTGCCTGTGCCGCCGGAAATATTTACCCCGCCGCCGCCGGAACCGCCGTTAGACCCTATTTCGGTATTAGACCCCGCGCCGCCACCTCCACCTGTCGAGGTAATAGAGGAAAAGACGGAGTTGCTTCCGCCTCCACCGGAACCGCCACCGCCCAAAGAGCCCGCACCCCCCGCACCAACGGTAACAGTTAGCGAAACGCCTGCGGAGACAGAAAACCCAGATGCGGTGCGATAGCCACCGGCACCGCCGCCACCGCCATCATCATGACCGCCACCGCCCCCGCCCGCAACTACAAGATATTCAACGGTAGGTGGCGGGTTCGCTATTGACGTTCGCCCCAACAGCATCATCATTGCGCCGCTCATGACACGTTCCCGGTAACGACGCAGATGGTGCTGCTGATGAACAGGACGGTTGCCACACCCCGAGTTGCCAGAGTCATCGTAGCCTTGTCGGAGTCCGTACCCGCGATGTAGGCCGTGGTGATCGAGCAGGTGATCGTGATGTTGCCCGTGGTGTTGTTGAAGATGCTCACCACATCCCCAGTAGAGAAGGTCGCGTCAGGGATCGTGATGCTGCCTCCTGAACCGACTTCAATGTAGTCACCCACATCCGTCGTGGCCAGGGTGTAAGAACCCGTCTTGGCAGAACCCGACTGAGGAACCCCACGGAAGCCAACCCTAGAAGCAGTACCGGCAGCGTCCATGAAGAACAGATCGCCGGATGAGGAGTACAGAGATACGCCGTTGGTCAGCGTACCCGCAGGGGCAGTGCCGTTGAAGATTTGGAGAGCGTTAGTGCCAACCGTCGTTCCACGGTTTGCCGTGCCGCCCAAGGACATATTACCGACCGACGTAATCCGTGCGCGTTCGGCAACTGAGCCAGAAACCCCAGCGTAAAACTCAATGCTTGAGCCAGTTGCGTCTGAAGACCCTGAAAAAATACGCATGTTTTTTGACGATGTGCGGTCAAAACCTGCGTAGTCACCACTAAAAGTAGATACTGTATTTGTTGTAGATATAACCGTACCACCAACAACTGCCCGCGCAGACGCTGTATCAGTCGTCACGCCAACAAGCAAGTTGTTAGCAGCAGACAAAGTCATCGCCTGCGTGAAACTGATAATGTTTCCTGCGGTGCCGGAGGCTGCGGTGTACCATTGGTGTTGGCCTAATACAGACTGATAATATGTTGCGTGGGCATTAATTTTATAAATAATCTGCCCAGAAGAATTGATAAAAGCGTTATATGCAACAACCGCCCCACCACCGGCCGAACTTCTACCAAAGGCCACACTATTACCAACATCAATAAATCTTTCAGAACTGCCCCAAGCACTCGGCGTCACCCCCAGACCGAGGTTGCCTCCCGAGGAAAGGGTCAGTTGCGTGGTAAACGAACTGCTGTTGCGGATAATTAAGTCTCCGGCAGCACCGCCTGCACAAACGTCCAGATAAAGAGCAGACCCGCTGGCATTTGTATGGCGTAAGTTGCTGTTGAAGTACAGGCTAACGCTCGACGTAGCACCAAACCTTCCTGCGCCATTCACATCCAATGGGTATCCCGGCGAACTCGTCCCAATGCCGAGGTTGCCGGAGGAGTCAAACCTTGCAGATTCAGTAAAGGTAGTTCCGTTGGTAGAACGACCAAATATCATTGCGTTATTTGAACCACCGGCGGCATCTACGCTTGCAATCCAACTTGCGCCACTTGTGTTTCCAAGTACAAGCCTTTGGTTATCGGTGGTGGAACGAACTACCTCAATACCGTCATACCAATTAGCGCCACTTTGCTTTACATCCAACTTGGTTGTAGGCGAACTCGTCCCAATGCCGAGGTTGCCTCCATCAGTCAGCGTCATCAAATCCGTCGTGGTAGATGACGCGCGCTTGCTGAACGCAAAACTGTATCCAGTGCCGTCCCCCATATAGATTCGATTGATGGGGGCTTCGTAACTGAACAGCATTGAGCCCTGAGCAACGGGCAGCGTTGCCGAGGACGTTACGGTAATTCCACCCTGAACAGTCAGTTTCTGCCCCGGCGAAGTTGTACCGATACCCAAGTCACCATCAGCATCAAGCGTCATCACCTGCGTGAAGGTGGCGGTGGTTCCTGCTGTGCCGGAGGAGGCGTTAAACCATTTAAATGTGCCGCCCTCTAATCGGTAAAAACCCGCCGCAGCAGTCGTTTTGTATGTGGGAACACCGCCGCTATTAACGAATGCGTTATGCCAAATATCTGTTACGCTGCTACCAGTGTTATTTGCAAATGACGAAAGATTTCCTGCGTCAAGCACTCTCCATGTACTACCCCAAGCACTCGGCGTCACCCCCAGACCGAGGTTGCCGGAGGAGTCGAGGGTGGCTCTGGTTGAATCCGCCACTTGTAATTGCAGGACAGGGCTGCCAGAGCCTGCTGTTGCATTGATATACCCTGCGCCCGTGGTTGCGCCAAGTTGGATTCGGTTGGTATTGCCTGTAGTTGTTTCGATGTAACTGATTCCAGTGCCAGACGCGCCACGAGCATCAAACCTGAAAAGCGGCGAAGTAACACCCAGACCGAAATTGCCGGAAGAATCAATGGTTGCTCGGCTACTGCCAGAAGTACTAAATACAATGCTGGCCGCTTGTGCCTGAAGGATATTTAGGGTACTTCCGCTGTATCCAATATAACCAAGACGTGAACCCGACTCCGTAAAATCAACAATGTTTGTTCCGCTGTCGGTTCTGTTGATCGTCAACCACGCGCCCGTAGAAGTCCCAGAAATAGTAAGACGACTAGCAGGCGAACTCGTACCCACGCCTAACCCGGTAGAGGTCAGTCGCATACCTTCGGAACTAGAGCCTCCTGACCCAACGGAAACAGCAAACGGGCCGTAAGCGTTGTTGAGAGTTACGGCGCCGGTGCTGTTGCTGTAACTAAGTGACGCCCGGAAACTGCCGTTGCTGTTGAAAGTGATAGTCGGCGTAGCGGATGCCAATCCCAAATCTAGACCGCTACCAACACCGAGGGTTGACCCATTAAACGTCAGGTTCACCCCCGCGCTCAGAACCTTGCTGCCATTGAGGTAGGCCACGCAATTGGCGGTGCCTCCGTTGATCGTGACCGTCGAGGAAGTGGTCAGGGTGGTGAACGATCCCGTGTTAGGAGTCGTAGCCCCAACAGTGCCATTCAGAGGGCCGGAGAAGCCTGCTGCCGTAAGGGTCGTACCGTCGAAAGTCAGATTGGCAGACTGGGCGATGGCGCTCGTGGACGAGGCGTAGAAGACCCGGTTGGCCGTGAACGATGTCAGCCCCGTGCCGCCGTTCGTGGTGGCAAGCGTTCCTGCCAGGGTGACTGCGCCGGAGGTGGCAGTTGAGGGAGTAAAGCCCGTCGTGCCTGCGCTAAAGGTCGTGACTGCCACACCAGACAAGGTGCTCCACTGAGGGGCCGTTCCCGTCGAGGTCAGGACTTGACCGTTGGTGCCGATGCCCAACTTGCTCAGGGCGGTAGAGCCCGTGGCGTACAGCAGATCACCCGTGGTGTAAGAAGACTGCCCCGTTCCGCCATTGGCAGCAACCAGAGTGCCCGCGACCGTGATCGCACCGGCTGTGGCCGAGTTAGGAGTCAGACCCGTGGTACCGAAACTCAGCGTGGTTACACCGTCCGCCGTGCTAGACGCAACCTTCACGAAGTCCGAGCCGTCCCAGGCAATCAGAGCCTTCTCACCCGAAACCATCGTCACGCCCGTGGTCGGGCCTGCGCCCACCACCTTGACCGACTGCGAAGTCGAAGTTGCGTTTAAAACAAGGTATGCCTTGCTCTGCGCCGGGACCGTGATCGTCAGAAGCGAAGCGGGGTTACCCGTGCAGTTGATGATCTGGTACTGAGCCGAGCCCGTTGAACCGGAGCCTGCCTGGGTGAGCGTTGAGCCGTTTGTGGTGGTCAGGGTGACCGCCGTTTGGCTTCCGCTGATGGTCTGAGCACCCGCAACAGCCGCATCGAGGTACTTGGTCAGGTAGTCATTTACCGTGTCGCCCCAGGTGCCGGACAGTTCGCCCGTAACAGGCAGAGCCAGACCAAGGAGGGAGGTGTATGAGGTGGGCATCTAATGCTCCTATTGCGTGTCGATGGTCGTCCAAGTCGGGGTCTGGTTGGTATTCACACTACCCCAAGAAGGCGACTGGGTGTTGCCGATATTCTGCCAATTAGCAGTCTGGGTGTCACTCACATTAACCCACCCTGCCGACTGCGTATTTCCGATGTTGCCCCAGTTGGCGTTCTGCACATCGTCGATGAGTTCCCAGAGTTTTCCGCCAGGGATGTTGTCCGTGGCGGTGGCAAGTTCTTGAATCTGGGCAAAGAACCGAGCCTCTGCGCTCGTAGCATCTGTTCCGGTGGCTGTCTCCGTAACCGCAGCACCGAAAGTAATCCCGGAAGAAACTGCGTCTGCCCCGCTTGCCGTTTCAGAGACCGAAGCCCCAAGCGTGGCGTTGGCCAAAAATGCGTCTGTGCCGGTAGCAGTCTCATCAACAAAGGCGTTGAACAAGAACGCTGAGTCAATAGCATCCGTGCCCGTGGCAGTTTCTGTTACCTGTCCATTGAACGTCTGCGCTGCGCTGACCGCATCTGATCCGCTTGCGCTTTCTGTAACCGCTGTCCCAAAAGTCTGTGCGGCGCTGATCGCATCCGTACCAGTAGCGGACTCAGTGACAGCGGCTCCGAAGGTGACCGCAGCGGAAACGGTATCTTGCCCCTCAGCGACCTCTGTGATGACCGCGCCAAACGTGGCGAGCGCAGAAACGTCATCCGTGCCGGTGGCAGATTCAGTAACGGAAGAGGCGAAGGTAACAGCGGAGGCGACGGTATCCGCACCGGTAGCCGACTCATCGACAGCCCGGTCATAAACAGAGTCACCCCAACCGGCCTGACCCCAGGTGCCGGAACCCCATCCGCCTTCTGCCACAACTCATCCTCAACCGGCGAGGCTGAAGGTGTACGTCACTGCGATGATGTCCCCGCTGACCACCGTGCGATCCCCAGGAGCAGAGAAGGCTTTCTCTGAGAACAGCGTGCCAGTCGTGCCGCCCTTGGTGCTGTCGGAGACTAGAAACGCACCGCCCACCGTGCCAGAGGTATTGATATTGAAGTTGGCCGGGGTGCCCGAGTTGGTCACCACCGAGGGGTTGGCATTGGTCGCAGCCGTGAGCGTCGGAGCCACGCGGGTCGAGTTGCTGTAGCCCGTGAACTCAGTCCAGCCCTTAGAGGCAATCGTGTCGGTTGCGCTCGTGGTCACGCCGGGGCCAGTGATCAAGCCCAAGAACCAAGTCGTGATCTGTGCGGTGGAGGTCAGCGCAGTACCGGCCATGTACTGAAGGCCGACGTTGACCACGAGGTTGTCTTCCTCAACAACCCACTTGATGTTGCCATCCTTGTCACGGCACTCCAGTTTGTAGCGGCCCACAGCAAGGGCTTGCTCTTGACCCTGCGCTCCGGCAATCAGCCCGCTCCCGATGAAATCCGAGGCGACAGCGCGTTCGTTGGACATGGTGACTCCTTAATTGGAAGACCGGATCAGCGCACTGTTGGCGTCATTGATCGGCATAACGATGGTGAAGGTGGCCGTCGAGGTCTTGTCTGACCCGAAGTCCAGCACGGCGATGGAACGGTTGGCTTTACTGGAGTTGTAGATCAGAGCACACCGTGCGGTAAACACGCCGGGGTTCCACTCCACATTGTCGAAGTCCACGAAGGCCGTGTACCCGGAACTGCTGATGGTTGTGCCGGTCAGCGTCTTGCCCCCTAACACATACCCAGTCCCTATGATCTCTGCCGTCGTGGTGTAAACGGTGGTGTCTTCGTTGAGGTCCGCATTGGCTGTGTACAGCGCAATCTTCAGGACATCCGTCGTGAGATCGTGGATGCCCTGGTACAACTCCTTCTTGAAGGAGGTGGTCTGCGTTTGGACGATCGAAGTCATCAGTTGACCTCAATGCGCAGTTGGCCGTCGCGGTACGCATCCATGCGCTGCTTGCCATCGCCCAGGTTCTTGAGCAGAGCAATAGACTGCATGTACATGCGCTCATAAAACTGCACCATGTCGGGCTCGCCCTTCATGAACCGGATGGCTTCCACCAGAGCCGCATTCAGCAGGGCGGAGTCGAAGTTGTCACCCAACCACGTGGTGCCGGTCGGGTTCAGCACTGTGTCAGCCATCGACACCGGGTAGTAGTAATAGTGAAGTTCTGCCGTCAGCGCCGCGTTGGGGGTCGGACCCAAAATGAATGCCAACTCGTTCACATTGTCTGACCGAGGGCCAAAGATGGCGTAGTGCTTGGGCACTCCCGTGGTAGCCGGATTCGGGTACGCCTGCCGGATGAAGTTCACATCCTTGTTCAACAGGTACTCATACTCTCCGTTGGCCTTGACGATGGCCAGAGAGTACACCGACAGGAAATCTGACGGGCACTCAAGATACTTGTTGCCCAAAGTCAGCGTACCGGTGACGTTCTTGCGCAGATTGGCGAGTTGGACCGTGTTGTAGATGCGCTGCTCAGCCTGCTTGGTAAACAGCGCGTACTCGTCCTCAGTGAACGTGTTCTCGCAGATGTCTGCGATGTTGGTCTTCAACTCGGTGTAGTTCATCTACGCCTCACGCTCAGGCCATCGGGCCTCGCGCCATCGTGCCCTTGGTTGCGCAGCCAGTCCCACGAATCTTGATACCCGAGGTCTTGGGAGCGGGGTCATACCCGTCGCGGTCGATGTTGCCCACGGACATGTTCACGCGGTTAGCCCGCGTGGGCTCCGCCTGGGTGCCGTTGCCAAGAGCAACCTTGCCCCCCTTCATGGTGTGGGGCTCGGCATAGACGGCGGCTTCGCCAACCTCTTTGCCCATAACCTTTTTGCTGAACTTTGCCATGATCAGATCCCCGACTTCGGCACCTTGCGCACCGACTTCTTCTGGTTGGCAACCTTTGCCAGCCCACGGCCCAACTGCCTCATCTGGAGGTTGGTCTTGCCGCCCTTGGCAAGTTTGGTCATGGGCTTGCCCGGGTGCATGGCCTTCTCGTGCTTGTGCACTGCGGAAGCCGCCGTCTTCTTGTCCTGTGCCAGATCTTTCTTGTCCATGATCGACTCCTTACGTCGTTTGGATGGTTACTGTACCAACAGAGGTGGTTGCCACCAAGTAATTTGGCGTCAGCCCTGCTTCATTTGCACGTGCTCCGCCAACCGGATTCCAACCCCACTGAATATCCCGAGAGCCGCCGGTTGGGAAACCCGCAAACGTCGAGTTGGGATCCAACTCCAAACCGTTGACGCCCGCCGTGATGTACGTATTGTCCTTGCGGGGGTTGCGCACAGCCTGGGGGTCGTCCACCGGGTACATGCCAAGCAGCAACTGCGGATGGTCGGGATCCCAGCACTCCTGGCAAACCAAGAGATCGTAGATTTTGGTCTTGATGATCTCTTTGCGCAGTACCTTGAGTTTGAACTGCTGCCCACAGCGATCGCACATGGCGATGCTGTATTTGCCAGAGGCGAACCGGTTACCCATTTAGGTATACCCCCCGCCAATAAACATCTGCCGTGGCACAAACCGAATCGCTGCCTTCTCGCGGTCTTCGTCTGCGGCCAACTGCCAAGCCTCTTCGTACTGCGCCTTGAGCGTGTCCATACGCTCCAGAGCCTTGGGAATCTTCATGCTCATGTAGTAGGCCAAGCCTGCCACCATGCACGGGATGAACCGGAACGGGACATCCATGACATTGACGCCATCTCCGGCGTCCTGCGTACGGCGCAGGCGCCAGTACACAAAGGTATACGTCTGCGTATTGTCCGGGGTGGGCCACACCGTGACCGCCGGGACCTGCTTGATGTAGACCGCAGTTCCCTGGGGGTGCGACGCCGCCGTCGTGTTCTGCTGCCCACGGGCGCAGTTGTAGAGCGTGTTGCCGCTGATGTAGCCGTAATAGATCAGTTCGCTGTCGAGCAGGATAAAGCCGTTGGCCGGAAGGCCAATGGTCGAACTCAGCGTAATCGTGGTGGCTGAGGCAGTGATGAGCGCGGGCAGCGTATACCCAGTGGGCGAAGTCTGCGCGTTCAGCCGTTGGATCCACACTTGAATGGGACGGGCCTGTTGCAGTTTGTTCGGGATCGTGGCGTACGTGGATACGCTGATCCGGGTAATGGTCAGGTCTGCCTGATTGGTGCTGCTGTTGGCCCCCGTGCGGATGACGTGCTCAAGCAGGTCCACCGTGTCGTCCGGCAGGGCGTAGGTGTTCTGACCCTGCACCAGTTGGATCGTCCCTTGCTCGAACGTCCACATGTTCACGCCCCGGTTGGCCCAGTCGGCAAACATGAGGTTCAGACTACGCCGCGCCGTGCGCAGGTCATAGCCCGTGCGCAATTCAGCCCCGCAACGCTCGAAGGCTTCCTCCACGATCTCCGTCAGATCGAGGTTGAACGATGCGGTACCGGAAGTGGTCATCTGAATCTCGCGGTCTTCTTAGCGATGGCCTTGGGTTGCGCTACGAACTGCTTGCCGGAGGCTTTGCCTGCTCGTTTTGCTCGGGTTGAGGCGGCGTACTCTTGGGGGGAAAGACTTTTGATCGCAGCCTCTGGAAGATATCTTTCACCCGTGTCAGAAGATCGTTTACCACTTTTTGTCCTCCACTTCTGGGCAGTCCAGTCCTTCAACGACTGCTGCGGCTTCTTAGTCACGGTACCCGCCGCCCTTGGCCTTGTACTGCTTGGCAAGCAACTGCGCTTTTCTCGCGCTCCACTGCCCTGCCGCAGTGCCCTGCGTAGCCTGCCCCTTGATCTTCTCAAAGAGAGACTTGCGCATACCGGGCTTGGTGTAGTTCCCGGCCTCGTTGACCTTGGACTTCACCTCGCCGCCTTCGGCGTACTCCGCGAAATCCGTGTCATCACGCCGAGTCTTGCGCTCACCCTTGGGCATCTTGGATGGGAGCATGGCCCCCATCCCGCGACTGGGCATCATGTCAGCACTTCCCGCCCATCATCTTGCCGCCCTTGGCCATCTTGACCATGGTGCCCTTGGTCTTGCCCTTGACAGCAACGCCGTCACGGCTGGGGGCAGCGGTCTTCACGGCGCCCATCTTGGAGGGAGCCATACCGCCCTTGGCGTAGCCACCACCCATCATCTTCTTTGTCTTCATGCCCTTCATGTCGGACTCCTTGCTTGAAAATTTGCGGCCTTTGTCGGCCTGGATGAACTCTTCCCCTACGGACGTAGGGACACCTACCTTCTTGGCGAACTTGGGGTTTGACGCCACCGCCGCCATGAACCTGTGCTGCTTACCGCTTGTGCTTGGCATGTCAGCAGTTCCACGCCCTCAAGGACTTGTTGATCCGGCTGTTCGGGTCATTGGCGGTCTTGGCGCTTGTCAACTTCTTCTTCATGCCCTTCATCCGAGCACAGAAGGAGTCGCGCCGAGGTCCGCCCTCCGGTTGAGGGGCTTTCAGACCCGGCTTCCCAGGATTGGCGCGGTTGTAGGAGGCGCGGCCTTTGGCGTTCAATCCGCCACTCTCCGCTTTGCCTTCCTTGCGCTGCCATGCTGGGCTCTTAGCCATAGAACACCGTCGCAGCGGTGCCGGTGCCGTTGGTCACGTAAATGCCAGTCTCAGCAAGGATGCCCTCGCCAGGGAATAGCATGTACAACGAACCTGCGGCAGCAGCCGGTGTAAACGAGAACAGCGTGGCCCCACCGTTGCCGTCCGTGATCGCAATGTTCCCGGCAGACGAGGTGTAGGTCAGCGCAAGCGCCTTGATACGGGCACGGAACGACGTGACAGCCGTACTGGTTGCCGCCGCCGCTGTGCCCGATTTAACGTCAGTTTGCATCATCTTGCGGCTCCAATTCTGTTTGATCTAATTGTTGAAGCAAGTGATCAATCATGTCGATTGCGCCATTAGCCTGTTGAATCATCTCAAACAATTGCTGTCGTTTAGCAACTGCTTGCTGACGAGTTTCCAACAATTGCTCTTTGGTTAGGCTCATGCTTCGTAAGTTGCAGAAGGAATCGCAGCAAGATAGAAAGTTGAAGTTCCAATCTTGACCTTCAGACCACGCAGATTTGCACCACCCAAGGCGGTGCCAGTTGCCGTAGCGGCAAATGTCGCGCCGGGGGTGGCGACCGCGTCAGCAGCACCAGCAGTCAAGCCCGCAAGCGTCATAATGAAGCCATTGCTGTCAAATGTGGTAGCGGCGTTGCCGTTTACGGAGGCATAAATGAGCGACGTAGAAGTGCCCGTAGAACCCGCAGTGCCCATATTGAGTTCAATCTCAATAGGAGCATAGGTTCCCGAGGAGGTGCCAGCCGACAAGGTCATTTCAGCAACAAATGCCGAGCCCAGGCCCGTGGTACGACCAGACGCGCCGTAAGTGACTTCCGCCTTCAGGGCATTGGAAAACGATCCCAAAGCCACATTGGTGGTCATGTCAAACTTTGCACGACCGCCATCAGCGCCAGCGCCGGTCATGGCCGTTGAAACAACCAAAGGCTGATAAGTGCCGCTGGTTGCAGAATTGGTTGTGGTGATGGTGTTGCCGCCCGACGTGATCGTCAGCGTACCAATGAAACTGCCCTCAAAACCGTTATCGGATTTGACTGGGCCGGAGAAGGTAGTGCGTGCCATTGAAGGCTCCTCAATTGCGCTTGCTGTCTGTGAGGTCAGTCCGCCAAGCCGGTCAGCAAGCAGTGGGAAATCTTGGACTGGTGTGTTTATACCCTCACTTCTTGGGAAACGCAAGAAGTTTGTCCGTGAGCGTGAACTGAGGATTTACCCCGCCGTACTTGAACGAGTATCCGGCCAACTTTCCCTTGGTAATGGGTTTGCCGGAGGCCAATGCACGGCGCAACGTCGGCATCTTGATCTGGTACCGCTCAAGCACAGCGGTCAGGCTTGGGAACATCAGCCCGTCAGGCATAACAAACACCGCCTTGGACATCTTTGCCCTGGCTTCTTCCGTGTGCTTACGCCCCGTCCAGTGCTTGTGGCTACGCCCGGCCTCGATGTTGGCCTGGATCTTGGCTCGCCCCTCTTCCGACACCTTTCGCCCCGGAGCCTTGGGTTTGCCACGCTGCGCTGCACCGATCTTGGCCTTGGTTTCGTCGCTTCGCTCTCTGCCCAACCATGGTGTCTGTGGGTTAGCCAGTTTGGCTTGGCGAATCTTCTCCTTGGTTTCCTCCGTATGCGCCTTCCCCACACGGGGATGGTTGAAGTAGTCGGCGGCGTAGAACTCCTTCAAGGTCTTGGAGATTTGGGCTTTTTGCTCAGGGGCGACAGGACGGCCAAAGTTAGGGGTTTTGTGGGCAGGCGCATTGCGCCAGGGCGCGTCCGCCGAATGGCCGGTGTTGTAGCAGTACGGCTTCCCGACATGCTCTGCAAGATAGCGTTCTTCCACGCCCTGTAAAGACTCCACACTTGCGACCTCTTCAATGACCCGGAAAGCAAACTTCTCTTCGCCGTACTTGTTCCAGGCTGCTTGAAGATGTTTGCAGTGGTGACGGCCCCCGCGCAGCAACTTACGGTGTTGGCGAAACCGCACTTTCTGATTCGTAGTGCTTCCGACGTAGAACTTGTCGTTTACGAGGTTGATGATCTTGTAGATGACCTGGGTCATGTTGCTCTCCGTTACAGGGCTAAGGAACATGACCGTAATGTACCGGTGGTACCCCAAGAAGTCAACAGGCAAATAAAAAGGCCCCCGAAGGGGCCTCCAACCAAGCGCAAGTGCTTGATTTTATTGGGTTAAGCTCCGGGCGAACCGAAGATACCCAACGGATCGCTCACTCCGAACGAATACCTTTCGCGCGCCTTGTAGCGGACGTTGCCGGTGTCGAAGTCTCCGTCCATGGACGTAGACATCGGGGTACGGACAAAGTGCTTCAGGCCGTTGGGCACGTCCGTGGTCAGGAACCACGCGTTCGTGTCGGTCAAGAAGTGGTTAACGGTGTAACCCTCGGGGATCGAACCGTTGTTCTTCAGGGCGTTGATGTCGTTGTCGGCGGTAGCCACGCGCAACTCGGTTTCGAGCAGGCGGGTTGCCACGAACATCAGAGCCGGGGGAACAATCAGTTTCCGGGGCTTGGCAGCGATCAGCAGACCGCGTTCATCCGTCCAACCAGCGATCTGAATGACGGCGTTCTCAAGAGACGTTTCATTCAGGTCAGCAGCCACCGTGGGGCGGTTGCTGTTGCTGCCACCAGAGATCAGCGGATGCGCCGTCGAGAACAGGCTCACACCGTCGCCGTAGGTCACGGCGGAGTTGAAACCGTTGTTCAGAACAGCAGCAGCCTTGACCTGCTTGGTGTAGGCCATCGCACGAGCCAGGGCCTTGGTGTACCGGGACGACAGGGAGTCGTACAGGTTGTCCTCGATCGCCTCTTCGGTGATTGAGAAACCCATGGCGATGGTTTCGTGGTTGTAGCGGGCAGTCCAGGCTTCCTGCGCATTGTCATACGCAATGGCTTGGCCTTCCGGCTTGACGGGTGCGGCGCTGAAGCCGGAGAGTTTCGTCTCCTCTTCAAACGAACGCTCAGAGGTCTCCGTTTCGTAGATCTCTTTGTGTTCTTCGCCGTAGCGGGCGTACTCCAGACCAAACAGCGCGTTCAGGCCGGGCAGGAGTTCCTTCAGTAGTTGGGCACGAGAAATTGCCATTTTGAATTACTCCTTACGCGAGCGCCGTAGCGAATTGGTACGAGTGCCAGCCTTGGTTCCACTTCACCAGGACTTCAGGGAAGCCGGTAAAGGTGAAACTGCTGCCAGCAGTAGCGGCGGTCAGCGTCTTCGCCACGGTGACGGTCGTGCCGTTCACGTTGGTCACATAGTTGAAGTCGCCAGGGGTGCCGCCAGCACTTGCATCGGGGCAGACAACTGCCATACCGGCCTGAAGGCCAGTAACCGCAGCATCCAGCGTGATGGTCGTAGAAGCGGAAGTACCCGTGCCAGACACGGAGTAAGCCGTTTCAGGAACCACAGCCACAACGCGGAACGGCAGCGAGGTGGACGCCACGCGGACGTTGCCGGTGCCGTTGCTCGGGCCGTCGCCAGACACAGCCATCTTGGAATTGCCCGTGACGGTGCTACCAGCAACGCCGGTAATCGCGTACACGTTGGTTCCAATGAAAGACTGGTTGGCGTAGCCAATGGTCGAAACGGTGTTGCTCTCGCTGGACGTTTGACCAACCATCGCCACCTTGAACAGTGCCGAAGGATCATCCACAACGAAGGCCACGATGTCGTTAGCCAGAACACTACCGGGGTAGTACTGGGCAAACAACTTCTGACCCGTGGAAGGGTTGGTGTAAGAACAACCAACGAACACTCCGATAGCCCCGGCAATAACCGTGCTCGGGCTGGATGCGGCAGAGTAGCCGGTCTTGATGATGGTTCCGTCTGTCGTCAACTGCAACAGGTCGCCATTGAAAAGGGCGGTGCCGTAGTTTCGGGCAATAGGAATTTGTCGGATTGCTCCAGCGTACGGTAGGCCATTCAACTCGTTGATGGCTTTGAAACCGTAGGGAGCGTCAACAACAGGGTATGCCATTTGTGACTCCTAACAGGGTTTAACCACGTCCGAACTTCACCTCAGAACGACGCTCATTGAAGAGCGGCATCTTCGGGTTGCTCTCGCGCATGAAGTTGTTGTCAACGGAGTTCATCTGCGCGTCCGCCTGATTTTGGTAATAGGCGTTGCGCTGTTCCGTCAACTCAACCGGGGTCTTGCACAGGAGCAGGCCACCAATTTCGACCCCATCAGGGAATCGACTCTGGGGATTAGACATAGCAAACAGTTTGGGCTGCGTGCTTGCCTTTACCGGCTCCCAGCCTTCGCGGAGTTTCGAGGAGATATTCGTGGGGTCGGGATTGTTGAGCGTGCTCAGGCGAATCCAACGGAAAGCGTAACCCGGCTCAGGCTCAGGGTCAGGTAGCAGTTGGGGCGGCGCCCATTGAAGTTTGGGACGCGACACCTGTTCACGGGATTCCAGATCTCGACTCTTGCGTTCTTGCTCGGCCATGATTATTTCCTCATCTCTTCCGCAACCTTACGAGCATAGAGATCCAGGGGAACTCCAAGCCGCTTGGCGATTTCGACCTGTGACTTCGTGAGCACGATTTTCTTGGGCGCTGTGCTACGAGTCGCCGGGGCGACAACGTTGGTCTTCACACGCTGAGTTTTGGGCGCATCAGCGGGCTCCTCAGATCCAAACTGCTCTGGGAACCTTGTCCGCACGTCAGTGTTGATCCGTCTCCAGTATTCATCACTGCCGGGCGGTATTCCTTCTGCTACCAGATCGTCGTGCAGTCCCAGGGCGTATGCGGTCATGCGCTTATTGGGCCCAAACCACTGATTCTTTTCCCGCCATGCAAGTAGTTTGGGATCTGCCGCCGGTTCTGGTTCAGCCGGTTGAGGGATTTGTACCCCAAAATCATTTTCCTGTAAAGGTTCGATTTGCAAATTCTGCAAACGGTCCTGTTTGATCTTGGCGCTGGTCAACTGATCTTGCCAGTACGCCATATCGTTGGCATTGCCTGCCTCCAGGGCGTCGCGCAGTCGAGCCTTAAAGGTCTCGACTTCTCCTTCCACCTGTTTGAGCGCCTGCTCATGCAGTGCCTTCTTACCCTCAGACAGCGAACCCTTGAGTTTCTTGTTCTCGTCGGCTACGGCCTTGGCGATTCGAATGGCCTCTTCGCGCTCGCGCAGGGCGGCTTCTTTAGCCCGGCGCTCTTCGTGGTAGCCCTTGGTGAAATGCTGGATGCGCTTGCGCACACCTTCGTCGTACTTGTTTAGTTCGTCGTCAGTGAGTTCCTTGGGCGGCTCCTTCATGGGAGCGCGGCCACGGTCTTCCTCGGGGGTGTCATCCACCACCTCGATTTCGGGTTTACCCTCACCCTCGACTTCGAACTCCACGTCGTCTTTCTTGTCCTCGACCTTCTCGTCGGGGAACTTGAACTCTTCTTTATCAAGTGGCATGGTCTACTCCTTACGCACGGGAAATACCCCGGGGGTCTTGGACCACGGCTTCCACGGAGTCATCGTTGATGATCCGAAACTCCTTGCCGTGGATCTTGATGCGCGTACCCGTATTGGGCCGCACCAGAACGAAATCTCCGACCTTGCACGAAGGGCCAGAAGGGAATCGTTTCTCGTCCTTGTAAGCGTCCGGCCCCATCTTGACGACGAACAGGACAGGTGAGAGCACTTCTTCAAAGTGCATCGTTTGACTGGCCTTGACCAGTCCGCTGTCGTACTGTTCATCAATCTCTGGGAGAACGCACAGGAGATGAAAGGTTGAGGGATCCGGGATCTGGCGAGCCTTCTCCTCCGCTGTTTGGGGCAGCGTGGTTGCGGTCTCACCGTCCTGGCTTACAAGTAGTTCACTCATCGTCGTCTTGCTCCATTCGTCGCACGAGGTCATTGATATAGGCATGTGCAACCGAGAGACCCCGGATCTCGCCACACATGGATTTGTATTCCGCGTAGTCCCGCGCAGCGCCGTCTACGAGAGCACGGGCGATCGTTTCCCGCTTCTCTTCGATGTCCCGAGTAAGTACATCAAACACTGTCGTTGCCATCAGGAATCCTTCTTCAGCGGAGTAAAGGTTACGGGGTCGTACCCAGCGTGCTTGGACCAGATCCGCACGTAGTTACACACCGGTCGGTCGGGGCAAGACTCACACTTGTGGTTCTTGGTGCTGTTGTTGTCCCCATGAGATCTGTAGGCGTAGAGCACTTCAGGGATACGCACAAACTTGTGATGCTCTGCGATTTGAAGAAACAAGTCTCCGTCTTCGCAGCCCTGGGTCAACTTGTCGTTGTACCCAGCCACCGTTTGATACGCGCTCATGCGGTACATGCCAAAGTGCCGCCATCCGTGGTGCGCTAGATTGGAATCTTCCTCGGGGTGGGCTCGATAGCCCGTCACCTTGCTCTTGGTGTTGATGTCAGACATGTCGGAGTACGCCATGCCTACATCTGGACGGGAGGCGAACAGCCGCAGCATGTGCTCCACCGAGTACGGATAGAGCATGTCGTCCGCGTCGATGTGGCCCACAAACTCCCCGCTCAGGTGCTTCATGGCAGCGGCGCGATTGCCCGGAGTCTTGAGGTTGCGCTCGTTCTGGACGACCTTGATCCGGCTGTCCCGGGCGCCAAGCACTTGAGCCAATTCCCAGGAGCCGTCAGTGGAGCAGTCATCGCTGATGACCATTTCCCAGTTCGTGTGGGTCTGAGCCAACACGCTATCAATCGCGGCCTTGAGGTAGGCCACGTTGTTGTACGAGATCATCATCAGCGAGACTAGCGGTCCACTCACTCAGGCTTCTCCTTCTTGGGTTGGTTGGCCTTGTTCATCGCAGCCGTGGCGGCGTTGAAGGCCCGGATCTTGGCCTGCTGCTCAGCCGTCTGGGCGGCTTGGGCCATCTTTTGCTGATGCGTCTGGGCGCTTTGCTGGAGGTTCTGATTGTGCGACTGCTGCCGCATCTGCATCTCCATTTGCTGCGCCATGGCCTTGAGTTGCGGATCTTCTCCGCTGCGAGCCGCCGCTTCCTGGGCCTTGAGCGCCAGTTCCTGCTGCTTGACCTGCAAGTCGCCCATGACCTTCTGCGCTTTGATCTGGGCTTCTTGGGCCTTGATCTGGAGTTCTTTCTGCTGCATCTGGATCAGCGGATCCTGCTGCATCTCCTGCGCCTGCTGTTGCGAAGCCTGAGCCTTGTCCTTGGCCAACAACTGCTGTGCAGCCTGCGCGATGATGCGCGAGAGGTTGACCTCGACTTCCTCGGGCAACTGCTCGTTGGGCGGGGGCAGCGGCACGCCCAGTTGCTCCTCGACCTTGGCCCGGTAGGCGAAGGACAAGTGCTCCATGATGTGCGCCTGGATGGACGACATCATCTGCTGAGCCATCGGGTTCTGGCCGATCTGCTGCGCCATCAGCGGGTCTTGCATCAGCGCCATGTGGGTGGCGATGTGGGCGTCGTGATCTTGGTAGATAAACGCCTTGACCGGCTTGCCGTTGAGGAACGCCATGTTCTCCGACAGCGGGTCGCGCGGGGTCATGTCGTCTTCGATTGGCACCAACTTCTCGGCGTTCTTCACGCCCAGGACCTCGATCATCTGCCGATGCAACTGGGGCAGGTCGTAGATCTGCGGAGCCTGCGCAGCCAACTGAATGACCGCTTGGTACTGCATGATCCGCTGCGCCATCGTGCTGCTGTTGGGGTCCGACACGGGGATAACCTCCACCATGTCGTAGTCCTCTTGCTTGGCGCGGCGGCTGCCCTTCTCCGGGTCGTAGGAATACGCCGACGGGGTGTAGTCGCGGATGATGGCCTTGAGGAGTTTGAACTCCTGCTTCATGGCGAAGTGCACACGTGCCTGCACCGCGCTCATGGTCTTGAGTTGCCGCTCCAACAGGGCCAGCGTCGTGCCCACCGGGGCTTGGGCCGACATGTCGCTGACCTTCATGTCCGCGATGGAGCCCAGACGGCGGCCTTCTTCGGTGATCCGCTCAAGCAGTGCTGCCAGGACCTGTGACGGCTCCTTGTACGGCAGCGGCATGATGTTGTCGCGCAGCGCACCAGACGGGATGTCCACGTCGCGGAACTCACCCGGGGCGATGGGCGTGTCGTCGCCCTTGACGCGCAAGCCGCGCGATTTCAGACCGCCCGGAAGATTGCTGAGAGTACCGGCATCAACCAACTGCCGGATGAGAGAAGTACCAGCACGAGCGTATCCACCAATGAGGTGTATGAAGCCGAAGCCATAAGCGCCAAACCCTGGGATGTAGGTGTACTGTACGAAGTGCTGACGCTTGAGTCTCTTCTCGTCGTCAGGCTGCCAGTTGCGACGGATGGCCAGGACCTTGGAAGTGCCCCGGTCGATGGTGATGATGTAGGGCAGCGCGATACCGTCCTTGTCCTCGTATCCCGGCAGGTCGTAATCGACCTGAATCTCTGCGATCTGGTACCGGTCGTCATCCGTCAGGCTGTAGCCCTGATCCTCGGCTTTCTTTTTCTCCACGTCCGTGTGGATCTGAACCGGGTCGCCCAGGTCAACGTCGCGGTAGAACCCCTCGACTTGGAGTTTCCTGATGTCGTTCTTGGTCTTGCGCATGAGGTGCGTGACCCGCTGCGCTTCCATGGCGCTGGTAGCACCGTAGGGAATGATGACGTCTTCTGCCGGGACGAAGATCGAGACCTGCCGACCCAGGCTGGGGTCGAAGTACACCTTCTTGAACGCCGAACCTGCCAAGCCCAGGTTGAACAGCATGCGTTCATGCTCGGGGCGGTATTCGGACATGACCTCCGTCAACTGGTAGTTCATGTCGTCGCGCACGCGCTCGGCTGCTTCTTCCTTGAGTTTGTCGATTGCACCGACGATTTCGGTCTTGACGGGCCCGACGGAGGGGAAAGTCTCGATGATCGTCTCGGACTGAAAGCGCACTGCGGCTTCGGTCAGGATCGTGGAGTACACGCCACACGCGCCGTTCCACGGCTCGGTGCGCTCCTCGTACTTCATGCCCAGGACTTCGAGCCCCTTGACGAACATCTCCACCCAGTCTTTGCGGGAGTTGATGTCGCCGTCCACTTCGCCCATCAGATCGGAGGCGACCTTCTGGAGTTCGTTCTCGTCCATGTACTCGGCAAGGTTGGCGTCAAACGCTTCGTCGCCGGTTTCGCTTTCGGGCTCCAGTTCGATCTCGACGCCGCCCATGGCGATCTTCAAAGATTCCGGGTCTTCAACCTCGATTTCGATTACAGGTAGATCTTCGGCCAGCGTTTCCAAACCCTGTGGGGCGGAATAAACCGAAGGCATCATGGAATTGGTTGCCATCTCAAATCCTCATCAGTAATACGCCGAACGGCGCGACCGGTACAAAGGCTCGTTGTCGGCCTGATCCGTAACCAGTCGCATCATCCCACCTTTGCGGACCCGCATCAATGCGAGCGTGCACGCGTCTACCGTGTCGTCGTGCTCTCCGGCAGGGAAAGCCAGTATCTCTTCAACTACCGTGGATGCCCATGACGTTTCGGGGAACCAAACCTGCCCGGAGGCGAACATATCGGCCACGGCGTTCAGGCGCGCAATCTTGTCTTGCCCTTTCCCGGGGCTGAAGTCCTGCACAAATATCCCAGATCTGCGCATTTCGTCGATCAGCGGCTGGCCAGACGCCTTGGCTTCCACGATTACCGAGTCCGGCTCCCATTCCTTGGCCTGTTCGAGCGCCATGACCTTGAGTTCGGGGAATTCGTACTTGTCGCGCACAGAATTGAGCAGGATCACGTTGTCCACGCCCTTGAGGTCCTTGAAAACGCCCCAGGTTTGGCACACGGTGAAGTCCGATCGCTCCTTGGTGGTCAGGGCCGTGTCGTACGCCTGCACGATAAAGTCAATTTCGGGCGGATCGCGCTCTTTCCACCACTGGATCCAATCCCGCTTGATGATGGCAGCCTCAGAGGCCGTCGGATTCTGCTGGTATTGCGCGTACCACTGCCACATGATGTGGTGCATGGACGCCCGGGTCTTCTGCAACGCCTCAAGTGCCCACTGTTCGGGCCAAATTGACTTCTCTTCCTCGGTGTTCTCGTTCAGAATCGCGGGGAACTCGAAGACTTCGTACTTGTCGCCGTCTTCGTTCATGGCCGAGTCTTTGGTCAGCCGTCCAATGAGATCCCGCAGGTGCCACCGCGTGTGCAACACGCAGATCTTGCCCTCGGGCATCAGACGAGTACGCAGGCCCGCCGTAAACCACTCGTATGTAGCGTCCAAAGACGTGAAATTCGACGATTTCAGGTCCTGTTCTGAGTGCGGATCGTCGGCAATGATGAGGTGAGCACCCCGTCCGGCCAGTGCACCGCCCACACCGATGGCGAAATACTCGCCTCCGGCGGTCGTATTCCACTGGCCAGCGGCCTTGGCGTCCGACGCAATCTGCGTTTTGGGGAAAACCTTCTGGTATTCCGGCGTCTGCATCAGGTTTCGCACCTTGCGGGCCATCACGACGGCCAAATCCGCCGTGTGCGACGCCACAATCACCTTGTGGTCGGGGTTTCGCCCCAGATACCAAGCCGGGTAGTAGATGGAAATCATCTGCGACTTACCCATACGGGGTGCCATTGACACCGCGATCCGGTCTTTGTACCCCTTTTCCACGTCCATGAGCAGTCCGCCCAGGCGTTTGAGGTGCAAACCGAACTTGTACTTGGGGTCCAGCGCCCCGATGAACGCCAGAAAGTCGTTCTGGCACAGGGTCATGCGCCTGCGTTCTTCCAACTCATCAAACATGGCCAGCAACTCGACGGCCTCGTCGGGCGGCAGCGACTTGACCAAGCGGTCAAGCATGGCAGGGGTAAAACTAGAGGGAATTTTCATCCGCTTCTTCGCGGGATTCCACGTCCGTAATCTCTGACAGGTCTAGTTTGGCAGGGGTTTTGGCGTCGGCACGGGGCTCGAACACCTCGTTTTCGATGACCTGCGTCAGCCTTTCGCGCAGCATCTGCTCCAACTCTTCGGTCGGACGGTGGCGCAGCGTGATTTCGGTCTTGTCCGTGAACAGTCCCACGTCGGAGATCTTGCCCAGCAGTTCCAGGGATTTCAGGCGGATCCGGGGGTCGGGGTTCTCGGTCTCCAGGATCAGTTTGTTCGTGACGTAGGTCCGCATCTGCTGGGCAGATTTCACGACCGTCTTGTCGTACTCGTCCAGCATGGCCGCGATGTGAACGATTACTTCCGGCCTGGAGAGTTCTTCCTCGGATACCGAGTTGCCCATCAGGGCTGCCCGACCGATTTTGCGGTCTTGCTCCGTCGGAGTCGGCAAGTGCCCCACATCCATCAAGGATTGGAGGGCGGCGGTTACTCGATCTTCAAGCGACTCAAACGTCGGCGAGAAGTCCGCAAGGGGGGTATCAAAATCGATTGACGGTACGAACATGGCGATTGCGCAGCCCTGGACGGCGCGAGTGTAGGGTATTTTTTGTGTGTTGGGTAGTTTGGGTCCCCTTGACGGGGGGTGTTTCCCTTTTAAGGGGGGTGGGGTCGGGCTGGCGGGAAATTTTATTTTGTACTGGAGCTTTATACAGTACGTTGTTTTGGGGAGGTGTGGGAGCGTGCAACACTCAGCACAAGCGCAGCGCGCGGAGTCCCAAGCGCCACATGGGGCCCCGGGGGGCGGTGGGGTCGCGCCAGGGGCCCCCAGGATCTAACCCTTAGATCTAACTAAACACTTGACAACCCATGCGAACCCATGCACAATCGGCCTTGTCGATTGCGACACGCGATCGGCAATTCAATCAACGTCAATCAAAGGAAATCACCATGTCAGTTATCAAGACCCCCACGAAGCCCGCTGTCACCGCCCCGGCCTTCAACCCATTTGCCCTGACGATCGTCAAATCCTACGGGAAATTTGACAAGGCCGCGTCCAATTTTGCCGATCAACTGTCCCGCACAATGAATCAATACATTGACGCGGTGCGCGTTGCCCCGGGCATCGGCAAGGATCAAGAGTCTTGCAAGGCCGTGCAAAAGGCGATCCGGGAATCCGATGCGTTTGTCCGGGCTGTTGCGGACGGCCTGTTGCACCGTAGCACGGTTACAGAGTATGCGCAGGGCGCCGCCCGCGCCTTGCACCACGGCGTTGAATGGTTCGCCGATATCAAGAATCGCCCGGAATTTGGCCTGCCCTGGGGCAAGGCGGGCAAGGGTGGCGCGAGCAAGGCAGGCGCCGTGACGTCCACGTCACGCGAGGATCTGGACAAAACGTTGTCCAAGGCGATCGCCCAGGCCCGCATGCTCGGCCTGACAGAGTTCGCCGCGCAAGTCTTGGACGTGGCGATCGAATCCCTGGACGGGTTCAAGGAAACCGCAGAGTGATCAGCAGGGGCTTCGGCCCCTTGCCCCCACAGCCCGCCTCGGCGGGCTTTTTTGTTGCCTACGCAAACGTAGCCTGCGCTACGTTTGCGTGATAGTAGTCCGAAGGCGCGTGAGCGAGAGGGCGCGTGGGGGAGCAGGCGCGCGAAGCGCCGCATCTAATCTTAGATCGCCGGGCCGACCCCGCCGCATCTAAGATTAGACACTATCACGCAGGGGCGGCATCTAAGCCTTAGATGACCGCGCACACGTAGTGTGCGCGCTTTTTTGCGCGGCGTCAAGCACTTTCGCATCTAAGCCTTAGATGACCTTGTAACGGATGTAACGAAATTTGCCTCGATGTAACGAAATCGGCGTTACAACACTAACCCTCGGGTTAACCCGAACGAAAACACCCCGAGTTGCTGCAAAATGTAGCAAAAGTAGGTAGCAACCCGTAGGAAAAAGCAGGTGTTTGTGTTGTTACTACACTACATAATAGATAGATAGATAGGATGTAACGCTGTAACGCGGATTTTTATATGATTCCCAAATTTCGCTCATTTTGTAGGTGTAAACCCTTGGTGACTTGTTTTTTGAGCGAAAATTCTTGTTTTTTCGCTTTCTCTCTCTAAAACCGCGTTACACCGTTGCACCCCCCATTTTCGCCCCTGAAGTAAGCCCCCACTACCACGCCATTCATTGTCCCCCTAAGGGTTAGTGTTGTTACGCGAATTTCGTTACAACCTCGCCAATTTCGTTACATCCGTTACAACCCCCTCCAATCTCACTCTCCAAAACATTTTCTGGAGACTTGACAAACGCCCCGCTTTCAGGCATAATAAGGGTTCAGTCGGACTTCGCCCTGCGATCTCCGATGCGGTTGCCATTTCCCCTACCCCATGCCAACCCGCGCTCCTTAACAATCCGCTGACCCGTCCCGTCATCTAAGCCTTAGATGCCGGGGCAAACAAACCGCCGCTGCCACATGGCAGAAGCGCCATAGGTGAAAGATAGGCTAGCCCGGTCCACGTCGTGAGACGCCCGGTACATCCAAGTAACCTCCCTGCGCGAGAAGGCGTCCGGTAGTCAGTCCGGTGCATCCGTGGTGTACCCGTAGAGTAGTGAGCCCTGCCCGGCTCCGAACGGGGATAGCGTGATGCAAAGCCGACGCATAGTGCCTAAATGGATGGGAACCTATGCCGGGAAACCGGTACGTTCCCTTGAGCGTGGAGCCGCAGTGATGCGGGAGATGCCACGCTGACACGTCCTATCGCACTCAACAACACCCAAACATCTAACCAAACACTTAACAACCCAAACCCCCGTCATCTAAGCCTTAGATGGCGGGGCCCAACCTGGAGAAACCACATGAAAACCAGTCTGAACCTGACGCCGGACACGGCGTACACCCTGCTCACGATCCTGCGCGAATGGCGCAACGTACGCACACCGCTCGACGGGTACATGCAGGACCGCTACGGCGACGCCGACCTGCCCGAAGGTTGGTACGCGTTCAAGGCCAAGGTGTTGGCCGATCAGATGGCCCGGATCGACGCCGTGATAACCCAACTGGAGGACTGAAATGACCATACCCAAGTGCCGCATCTGCGGCCATGAGATCGACCCGCCCGAACGGGCGGCCATCAAGCCCATCTGCCTGGAGTGCGGCGACGAACAAGCCAAGGAGGAACGCCGCCACTGGTGCGTGGCGCCCCTCAACAAGTCCAACTACATGCTCTTCACCGACACCGCACTGCTGTCCCAACTCAACCCCAAGCGAACCATCTAAGCCTTAGATCACAACCGGAGAAACCAAATGACTGTCTACACCGCAATGCAACTTCACGTAGCCCGCCACATGTACAAGCGCGGCAAGCACAAAGGCACGGCGCCGCTCGACGGCTCTCGCCGTGGGCGCAACCACGAGAGGGTGCGCGAGACTGCCGTGGGCAACATGGCCGTGCGCTTCCACAACACCGACGTCATCACCGTGCAGCCCGACGATTCCTTCGTCCTCAACTGCGACAACTGGTTCCGCTCCCCGACCACCCGCATCTGCATGAACGATGCGTTTGGTGCTTTCTTCCACGACGCCGGGCTTCGCGTGTCGGTCTACAACGGCGTCAAGTTCAGCAAGAACCAACCGATCGTGAGCGTCAACGGCAAGGAGTATCGGTACTACGATGGAATTTCATTCTCATCGTCCGGGGAGTTACTTTCTCAACCCAAGCCCTTCGAAGCCAAGCGCATCGACAAGAGCGAAACCAAGGAACTGCACGATGGAGTCAAGGCGTCCGGGTTCAAGGACGTGTTCAAACTCCTGCATGCCGCCGCTACGTCCGACGACGTAGGGTGGCAAAACGCAGGTGGGCGCATCGCCCCGCAACTGCGCGACATCCTCACCAACCCTGACCGGAGCCACAACTGGCCGGGCATCATCCGCAGGTATGCGTTCACCCACGGGTTCAACTGGGCAAGCCGCTCCTACGAGTACACCAAACTCCCGGCAGGCCAAGCGTGGACCGCCATCATGAAAGCCGCCAAGGAGGATCTGTATGAGACCGTAACCGCACCCACCCCGACCAAGTAAACCATCCGTAAGCCAACCAAAGCAAAATCACTCATCAACATCTAAGCCTTAGATCAACGCAATAGGAACCCATCATGAAAGTCAATCTGAACCAAGCCGCTACCGTGATCCGTGCCGTCGGCACCACCAACACCGTGATCCTGCGGGGCCAACCCGGTGTGGGCAAGTCAGCGATCCTGACCATGCTCGCCAAGGAACTGCCGGACTACATCCCCTGCTATATCGACGTGGCTAACCTTGACCTCGGTGACCTGGGCATGCCCGTCATCGACCGCGAAGCCATGGTTACCAACTACGCACCGAACGCCCGCTTCGGGCTTGCCAACGGCAGCAACCGCCCCCTGCTCATCATGCTTGACGAGTTGGGCAAGGCGTCCCGCCCTGTGCTGAACATGCTGTTGCCGCTCGTCAACGAGAAGCGCATCGCTGACCGTGGCCTGACTACCGGGTCGATCGTCATCGCAACCACAAACCTCGACACCGACGGGGTGGGCGACAACATCCCGGCGCATGCCTACAACCGCATGACTGAACTCGTGGTGGCCAACCCCACCGCTGACGAGTGGTTGCACTGGGCGGCGGACAACGACATCGCCCCCGAGATGATGGCGTTCGCCAAGCAAAACCCCGAGGTGTTCCAGTGCTACACCGACCTGGGTCGCAACGAGAAGAACCCGTACATCTTCAACCCCCTGACTGGCAACACGCGGACCTTCTGCTCACCGCGTTCCATGGAGCGTGGATCGAACATCGTGAAACAAAGGTCTGTTTTGGGGGACGCATTTTTGCCGGCTTTAGCAGGCACGATCGGCGAGTCGGCGGCGCAACTCATGGTGGCTTTGGTCAACCTCGCTGACTCCCTGCCCCTGTACGAGAACATCGTCAAGGATCCGCACAAGACCAAGGTTCCGAAAGAGGACGCCGTGGGTGCCATGTTTATCCTGGCCTTCATGCTTGCCAACCGTGTGACCGAGGACGATCTCGATGCAGTCATGGTGTACGCCGAACGCATCACGTCGTTCGAAGCCTACTCGCTGTTCGTATCCTCACTTGCGGGCAACAAGTCCAAGGTGGCGATGGCGTGCAAGAACCGCCGCTTCACCGCAGCCGCCGCTAAGTTGGGCAAGTATTTCTAAGGGGGCCGCCATGCTAGTCATCGAATACCTCAGCAACGGAACGCGCCGTGTGCGCTTGCACAAGGACTGGAGCCCTGCTCGCATCAGCAAGGCATACACCCCACCCATGAAGAACCACGTCGAATCCCGTGATGCGCACCGTATCCAGACTGCCTTCATAGGCAGGGGAATCAAGTAGCCACAACATCTAAGCCTTAGATCACAACAGGAGAAACCATGGAACCGATTGATCGTATCCGCAAGGCGCACATCGCCATCATGCAACACAAGAAGGCATGCGTGTATGCCGGGGTCCTGGCATGCGGCAAGGTCGAGGTCACCGACGAGGTGCCCACCGCCGCCACGAATGGTTGGGACGTGAAGTACAACCCCGAGTTCATGAAGCAGTACATGCCGACCGACCCGGAGTTGCGCTTCGTGGTGTTGCACGAGGCCACGCACAAGGCGTATCGCCACCTGCACACGTGGCAGGACCTGCACGACGAGGACCCGCACCTTGCCAACGTAGCCGCCGACTACTTTGTCAACCTCGCACTCGTGGACATGGATGCGGGCGAGGGGTTCATCCGCATGCCCAAGATCGGCATCAAGCCCGACGAGAAGTACCGGGGCTGGTCGGTGCGTCAGATCTTCGACGACCTGAAGAAGAACCCGCCGCCTGATGGGGGCGAGAGCGGCGATGGGGACGGCGATGGCGGGCTCGACACGCACGACTGGGAGAACGCCAGGGACGGTGGCGATGAGGCCAAGAAAGCCGCAGAAGCACAAGCCCAGGAGATCGCACGTGCCGTGCGCCAGGGCGAGATGTTGCGTCAGAAGTTGGCAGGCAAGGGCGCGGGCATGGCCGACGGTATCTTCGGCGACTTGCTTGCACCCAAGGTTGACTGGCGCAAGGCGTTGCGTGAGTTCATCCAAGAGATGTGCCAGGGACGCGACGAGTCCACGTGGCGCAAGCCCAACCGTAGGTTCTTGGCCGACGACATCTACATGCCGTCCATGCAGGGCATCACTATCACCGAGTTGGTGATCGGGTTCGATACCTCCGGCTCGGTTTTCGGCGGCGATGAAATGACGCGGTTCGTTTCGGAGTTGCGCACCATCATCGAACAGGTCAAGCCGGGCAAGGTCCACGTGATCTATTGGGACACCGAGGTGGCCGGGCATCAAACTTTCGAGGATGGTCAGTTCGCCGTGCAGGACCTGAAGATCAAGGGTGGCGGCGGCACCGACGGGTCGGTGTTGTTTGATTACTTGAAAGAAAAAAGTTTGGCTCCCCAGGCCATCGTGCAGTTCACCGACGGGTATGTCGGGGACTGGGGACGCACCACCATCCCAACCCTGTGGGCTGTGACTTCTAACCTTGTGGCGCCGTTCGGCACCACGATTCACCTGGACATCTAAGCCTTAGATGGAGAAATGAAATGACTACACGCGAAGTAGACATCCACGAACTCAAGACGCTAGACCCAAAGCGGTTTGAGAAAGAGCATCAGGGCTTCCTCGACAACTGCCTTCACCCCGAGTGGTGGGACACGGTGGAGGACGACTTCAAACAGCAGATGGACGAGTTGGGAGTGCAGGTGGCGGACATCCAGTTCGAGGGCATCGACTACGGCCACGCTGATGCCGCTTGGCAGGGCTCGTTTCACCTCGCTCCCTTCATGAAGCGCAAGGGGCTGGACGAACGCTACCCGGCTTTGTACATCGCTGTGGAGCACGATCGCTCGTGGGCACGGGTGTATCTGACTGGATGGCGGAACAAGACCCTGGAGGTAGACATTCAGGAAAACACCCGCTTCATGGCGCCGCGCGGAATCTTCTCCGAGTTGGACGAAGAGACTTGGGAAGAACTGCTAGACGACCAGTGGCGAGAGTCCCGCATCGAGGAAGTGGTGCGGGAGTTCGCACAAGAAAAAGCCGACGTTCTGCTCGACGCGTTGCGGTCGGAGTGGGACCACATCTCGTCCGAGGAGTATTTCATAGAGTCGTGCGAGATCAACGAAGTGAAGTTTGAAATCGAAGGAGAAACCGTATGAGATTCAAAGTCGAGATCAGCGACCACACGGTGCTGCTGACGTACGAGCAGTTGGAAGCGTTGTCAACGCTGCTGTGCAAAGCCGAGAGCATGCAAACCAAATGGATTGGCAACGGCAAGGGGACTACTGGAAGCGGCAACAACTACCTGCCAATCATCCAACCATTCAACCCGCTAGAGCAACTGACCATCAATGTCGTAAGCGACGAGCAAGTCGAAGCAATTAAATTCGTTCAAAAGCAACAGGAGAAATCAGAATGAACTACATCGAAACCAACCCCGTAGCAGGCGTGGCACGTGCGGCCATGCTCGTGGACCTGCAAATCTCCCTGTACTCGGGGCGCAAGCAGGACAAGGCTACGCAAGCCGAGGTGACGCAATCCAAGGGCGCGAAGTCGTCCAAGGCGGCGTCTGTCTACAAGTCTCTGTTCGCAGAGTGTGCCGAACTGGACGCCATCACCAAGTACCAAGCCCGTGCCCGTGCCGACCACTACCGGCTCACGAAGCCCTGGAACGACTACGGCGCGCGCTTGTTGCCCACTGCCCTGTTGCAGTCCTACAAGGCGGAGATGAATGTGCATGAGGCTGAGTTCAACCGTCTGGTCGAGGCGTTCCTCGACAAGTACGACACGCTCGTGGCCGCCGCCGCGTTCCAGTTGGGCACGCTCTTTGATCGTGATGAGTACCCCACCCGTGAGCAGGTGGCGCGCAAGTTCCGGTTCGACATTGCGTTCTCTCCCCTGCCCACGGCGGGCGACTTCCGGCTCGACATCGAGAGCGAAGTGCAACGCGATCTCATGCGTCAGTACGACAAGCGCATGGAGCAGCAGTTGGAAGCGGCGGCGCAGGACTCATGGACTCGACTGCACGATGCGCTGTCCCGCCTGAGCGACCGGCTCGTGATCGAAGAGGACGGCAAGAAGCGCAAGTTCCACGACACCATGGTCACTGGCGCCGTGGAGTTGTGCGAGTTGTTGACGCACATGAACATCACCAACGACCCTGCACTGGAGAAGGCGCGGCGTCGTCTGGAGGAAGTTCTGTCTGGCGTAACACCAAAGGACTTGCGAGAGTCCGACGGTACCCGTGCGGCCACCAAGCAGAAGGTGGACGCGATCCTGGCGGCATTCGACTGGGGAGTGGACGATGGGTCTGATCAAACAGTATTGGCTTGAGCAGATCAGGCAGACGGTTGCTGACCATGAGGACTGGTACCGATCGATAGACGAGATTGTCTGGGCCGACGGACTGCGACGAGCCCGACATCAACACAAATCAATCCACATGACAAACGACGAATACGAGTTCCGGTACGAGCGACGTGGGGATGTCTATCTCATCAAGCGTTGGTACGACGGCACCGAATGGACTGACCGTGGAAACACAGACAACGTGCCGGTATGGCTTGTGCCAATCCTCGTGGTGGCGAAGATATCCGGCCATCTACGCAAGACCAACGAGCCGCCACCGGACGAGATCCTGTGGTTCCGTACCGACAAGAACCATCACCTAACCACATTCATTGACCTAGAGGACCCGCGCAAATGAGATACGAGAACCTAAGTGATGAGGAGTTGCTGAACATGGTGTACCTGAAGGGCGACGCCCTGGCACGTGCCGTGGGAGAGCGACTGGAGATGCGCCTTCGGGACATCGACGAGTTTCAACACGCGCAAGCCAAGCGCGATCCGCAAGCCCCACGTCCGCACCCGGACGACCGTCAACTTGAACTCTTCTAAGCCTTAGATGGAGCCCACCATGCCTGATCTGAAATCAGCACTGCAATCAGTCCTTAACGAATGGAACCAACCGGAGCAAACCGTGCAAACACAACATAAACCCAACTTACCCCCGTTCTTTACTCGCACCACTGACGTGACGCGGGAGACGTTCAACTACGTGCGCGACAACCCGCACCGCACCACCCGCCAGATCCGCGATGCTCTGGTAGCCAAGGGACACAAGGACTCATCCGTATCTGCACTGGTGTCGCAGATGTCCCGCACAGGCATCATCACTCGCGCGCCCAACGGCACGTACTTCACAAACCTTCAGGAATACTCGCCGGTCAAACTGAGCAAACTGCGCAAGGCCCGCAACACTCCCACGCCCACGGGGCGCAACCCGAAGGCCGACAAGCCCAAGGTCGTGCTCACTCGTAAAGAAGTGCCCGCCGCCCCGGCGCCCGTGACTCCCGCCTACGACGTAGACGCGCTGATCTCCACGCTGACCATCGCCCAAGCCCGCGACCTGTTCGCCGCACTCAAGAGGATGTTCGCATGAAGACCAAGCCCAAACTTACGCAGTGGTTCCGCGCCAAAGAGTTCCGCCCGATGCACGTGGGGTGGTATGACTACCATGGCGTAGGTATCGTGGGGGTGCGTGCGTACTGGACCGGCAAGCGGTGGATGTGGCAGCCCAAAGACAAGGTTGTGGGGCTGTGGATTTGCCGCAATGACGAGTGGCGCGGTTTAGCGGAGAAACCAAATGGACGCTGAGATGGTCTTCTATCTGGTGCTGTGGTGGCTATTCATGGCCGTCGTAGCGTTTGGTATTCGCATCGCCATCGAGAGATGGTTCTGGAGGAACAAGCAATGAATCGTTATGAAGACGATGGCATGGAAGAGTTGGGGTGGCTCATCGCCATGCTGATGGCACTGGGCTTTCTGTTCTTCTCCCTGGTGTACTTCCTTCACTGGGCAGGGTGGTTGACATGAGCGACGACGGCGAATACCGCATAGACCTCAAGGTCAGGAACAACCTCATCCTCAACGCCATCGAGAAGGCGGGCTACGCAAATGTGGCGCAGTTCTGCAAGGCTGCAAACCTGACCCCGACGCACATCGGTAATTTGATTAACTTCAAGGCGTCACCGATGGGCAAGAGCGGGGAGATCATTCCCACCGCTCAACGCCTTTGCGAGTTCCTGGGGGTGTTGCCCGAAGACCTGTGGACGCCTGAGCAGTTGCTGTTTGTGCTGCCCACCAACAAGTCGCACTTTGGCATGAGCCACAGGGCGATGGTGGAGATGCTTGCACGGCACACCGGGGAGTTGCTTGAGGCCCCCGCCCCCGATGCGGGCCTGGAGGAAGAAGATCGGCATCGTGTTGTAGCCGAGATGCTCGACAGCCTAACGCCGCGAGAGGCCAAGGTGTTACGTCTGCGGTTTGGTATCGACACTCAGAGCGAACTCACGTTGGAAGAGGTGAGCGCCAAGTTCGATGTGTGCCGGGAACGCATCCGTCAGATCGAGACAAAGGCCATCCGTAAACTCAAGCACCCTACCCGCGTGGACACACTGCGCGAATGCGCAGGGATTTCAAAGGGCGTGGACTTCGACGCCATCAGGCAAGCGCATGAGTGGGCCAAGATGAGCCCGGACGAACGCGCTGCGTGGGAAGAAGAGCAGCGCAAGAAAGAGAAGAAGGAGACGCAAACATGAGATGGCTTGGTGAATTCATCGTCCTGTACTGGCTGATCACCGTCATGGTCGTGGTGTTCCTCGCCCCGTTCGTGACGCTGATGATGTTGCTGACTTACTTGTGGGGAATGATATGAAGAAATGGATTGCAGTCTTGGCGCTGTGCAGCGGCCCCGCCCAGGCACAGTTCTTCAGCGGGAACGAACTCTACGAGCGCCTGCGAGATGGGCGGCTTTCTCAGGTCATGTTCTATGTGGCGGGTGTCCATGATGCCAACGACAAGGTTCTGTTCTGCTCACCAAGCGATGTGACATTGGGGCAGGCGCTTGATGTGGTTAAACGCTATCTGGAAAACAGGCCAGAGCAGAGGCACTTGTCTGCCGACTTCTTGGCCTCCCAGGCAATGCGCGCAGCGTGGCCATGCCGGAAGGGGAGCGGGATATGACCCAAGAAGAAATCATTGAACTGGCAAACAAGGCACACGCCTACATTGACCGGCGTTTCATGGTCGCTTCTAGCACGGGCATCGCTTCGTTTGAACACTTTGCTCGACTGGTGGCTGAACGGGAACGAGAGGAGTGCGCGAAGTTGGTTGACCACATACTCAAGGAAGGCGGCGGCACATATGGGGACGCCATCAGAGCAAGGAGCAAGGAATGAAAAACTGGAAGGTACTTGAACTGGCGCGAGAAGCCGGGTTTACCGACACCACCGACGAGGGGGTATGGATCACAGATGGGTACTGGACGGAGGAGATGGAACGGTTCGCTGATCTCGTTGCCCGGTACGAGCAAGATCGAATCTTTGCGACGCTGCGACAGTTGTTTGATGCGGCACTGTTGGCACCTGAACCGGGGCAACTCAAAGACAGGGGGAAGAAATGACCCACGCGAAAACATTTGCTGCCATCGACAAACTTAAAGAGGTTGAGGCAGAACTGCATCGACTGAAGAACGCGCTAGAACTGGCGAACCGGGCGTTGGAGGCCGAGCGTGAGGCGTGTGCAAATGTGTGTGAGATTTTGGCTTGGAACCAAGACAGCACACGGAAGGCAGCAACGATGGACTGCGCCGCAGCAATCAGAGCAAGGGGGCGGGAATGAGCGGCGACCACAACGCAAATCAGAAGGCAACCAAGGTACTGGCGCAGATAGATGCGGAGCCCAAGTCAAGGCAGAAGGTGTCTGAGAGATCAGTGCGAGTCACCATCGGCATGATGCGAAGCCTCGCACGCAACATCCCCATCAGTCCGTTCCACCTACACGCCGCAGACCAGATGGAGCGGATGCTCGATGAACTGATTCGACTGAGGAAAAAACTTGAACCCACCAAACCCCAAGGGTAAACGGCAGATCAAGATCAACGCGATCATGCAGGCGCAACTCATCAAACTACTACTCGAAGGCACGTACACCTGTGCCGAACTGGCGGAGATGACCGGGTTGCACTACGTGACCGTGTGCCAGTACACCAGGGAACTGCACCGTGCGGGCGCTGCCCACATTAGCGGGTGGGAGAAAGACCCACGGGGTCGGGACCTGTCTAAGATCTACAAACTTGGTGAGGGCAACGACAAGCGGCGTCAGAAGAAGACGCAGGCTGAACGACAGATCGCCTATCGCGCCAAGAAGAAACAGATAAAGATCATGGAGTTAATTAGATGCAATGCCCTGAGTGCGGTGCTAACACATACACCCTTGAAACCCGAAGAGCCGCAAATGGCTTGAAGCGAAGGAGATATGAATGCAAGACCTGTGGAACACGCTTTACGACAATGGGAACAGCAGAAGACCTGAGACTGGGGTTGCACAACAACCCCCACCGCCACGAGCAGGCAGTGAGGACATCGAGGCAGGAGAAAGCCTACTACGCGCAAATGATCGCCAGGAAGGAGGCGCTCACTACAAGCAGTTCAGGTACGAAACCTGGGACGTTATCCTTGACTGGGGTCTTGGCTACTTGGATGGCAACGCCGTCAAGTACCTCAGCCGATGGCGACACAAGAATGGAATAGAAGATCTGAAGAAGGCGCGCCACTACATCGACAAATTACTAGAAACTGAAATGGAGAAACACAATGGAACCGACCCTGAGCCAACTGCAAACCGCGTGGCATGAGACGATAGACCGCAAGGGCGGGCACTGCCTCGTGTGTGCACGGTGGGGCAAGACGTACAAACATGCCGTGACCCGCGCCCGAGTGCGGGCCCTGCTCTGGCTATGTCAGACGCCGCTCAGCAACGGATGGATCGACGTGCCGAACACGGCGCCCCGGTGGTTGGTGCGCACCAACTCCATGTCCACGCTGAAGTTCTGGGGGCTGATCGAGCGCAACGCACCCGTCAAGGGCAGCAAGTCCAAGCACTCGGGGCTGTGGCGTCCCACGCAACTGGGGCGCGACTTCGCACTGGGCCACGCGGCGATTCCCAAGGAAGTGTTTACGTACAACGACCGCTTGCGCGGCGTCAGTTCCGCACAGGTCCGGGTGATGGACTGCTTCGACAGCGTGTTCGATTACCAAGAAACCATGAACAGCATGTTCAAGCCATGATCAAACGTGCCAAGCCCCAGGCCCCGCCCCCGCAAGGGGTGCGGCTCAAGCCTACTGACCCATACCCGACGTGGCCGTTCACGGTCGTCAACCCGGCAGATCTGGAGCGATGGTGTAAGCGCAACGTCAAGCAGATCAAGGAAACTGCACAGCAGTACGAGGAAGCCCCGTGGTAGCAACGCCAGAGTCCAAGGTCAAGAAGAAGGTGCACGCCATGCTCAAAGAGCGCGGTGCGTACGCAGTCAACTACATCGGTGGGGCGTATGCCAACAACGGCACGCCTGACATTCTGGTTTGCTACTGCGGCAGGTTCATCGGCATCGAGTGCAAGGCCGGGCGGGGCAAGCCCACGGCGCTACAGATCAAACACCTGCGCGACATCGACGATGCCGGGGGCGTGGCCCTCGTCATCAACGAGAAGAACATTGAGTACCTAACGGAGTGCCTTGATGTCATCCAAGAAAACCGTTCCCCCACATCCAATTACCACCTTTTTGCATCGCCACTTGAAGGAACCGACGAATGAAGAACTGCAAATCACGCAGAAGCGATTCCGACAACGCGACCAATACGAACGAACTGGCCGTGACCGATACCGTCGGCGCGCGCAGGGACTGACTGATGAAACTAATAACGATTGACTTCGAGACCTACTACGACCGCGAATATTCGCTGTCCAAGATGACCACGGAGGAGTACATCCGACGCCCCGAGTTCGAGGTGATCGGTGTGGGCATCAAGCACGACAATGAACCGACGGTGTGGGTGGACCAACCCGAGGTGGCCCGGGTGTTGGGGGAGATTGATTGGTCTGACAAGATGGTCTTGGCTCAAAACACGATGTTCGATGGCGCCATCCTGAACTGGCGCTACGGAGTCAACCCGAAGGCGTGGGCCGACACCCTGGGCATGTCACGCTCCCTGTTCCCGCATGAGAAGTCTCACGGTCTGGCCGCACAGGCTGAGCGCGAAGCCATCGGTGCCAAGGGCGACGAGGTGGTGCATGCCATGGGCATGCGGCGCAAAGACTTCTCCGCCTACGCGATCGCCGGGTACGCCGCCTACTGCCGCAACGACGTAGACCTCACGCACAAACTCTTCCACATCTACCTCAAGCGGGGGTTCCCGACGCGCGAACTCAAACTGATCGACCTGACCCTGCGCATGTTCATCGAGCCCGTGTTGGAGTTGGACCGCGATCTGCTTATCACACATTTGCAAGAAGTCAAGGACCGCAAAGCCAACCTTTTGGCAACCTTGCGCGACAAGATGATCGAGGAGGGCAACGCCGACTTCGTGCAGACCATCTTCACCGAGGGCACCGAGGGGCTGAAGAAACTCCTGATGTCCAACGACAAGTTCGCCGCCGCGCTTGAGTTGTTGGGCGTGATCCCGCCGCTGAAGGTAAGCCCGACCACGGGCCGCACGACCTACGCTTTTGCCAAGACCGACCCGGGCATGATCGCCCTGCAAGATCATCCGAACGAGCAGGTGCAGGCCCTGGTGGCCGCCCGCCTGGGTAACAAGACTACGCTTGAAGAGACTCGCACGGAGCGGTTCATCGACATGTCGTTCCGGGGCAAGTTCCCGGTGCCTCTGCGCTACTACGGGGCGCACTCGGGCCGGTGGTCGGGCCAGGACAAGATCAACCTCCAGAACCTGCCATCGCGCGGAGAGAACGCAGGCAAGATAAAGCGGGCCATCCAAGCGCCGCCCGGACACGTCATCATCGACGCGGACTCCTCACAGATCGAAGCGCGGACCCTGGCGTGGTTGGCCGGACAGGAAGATCTGGTCACCGCCTTCGAGAACAAGCGGGATGTATACAGAATCATGGCAAGCCGCATCTACGGCAAGCACGAAGACCAGATCACCAAGTCCGAACGGCAGGTGGGCAAGGTCGTGATCCTGGGCGCAGGCTACGGAGTCGGGCACGTCAAACTGCGGACGTTCTTGAAGATGCAGGCGGGGGTTGATGTCACCGAACTTCAGGCGCGGAACATTGTGGACACCTATCGCACCACGTACTACCGAATCCCGGAGTTGTGGCAGAAAGCGCAGATGGCGCTGTCCTATCTTCAGAGTGAGCAGGAGTACGAGATCGACGTGCAGGGCCTGTGCCGCACGGCGCGCATCCCCAAGGGGCTCAGCGGCGCCGAGTGGGGAATTACCCTGCCCTCCGGGCTGTGGATCCAGTATCCCGGCTTGACCACGGTTTTCGGGGACGGCAAACCCCAGACGGTCTACGTGTCCCGGGGCATCGCCACCAAGGTTTATGGCGGACTCGTTGTGGAGAACTTCACCCAGGCTATCGCCCGGTGCGTGGTCGGGGAGCAGATGCTGCGCATTGCCAAGCGTTACAAGGCGGTCTTGACAGTTCACGATGCCGTGGCCTGTATCGCCCCCGTGGAGGAGAAGGCTGAGGCTCAGCGGTACGTCGAGGAGTGCATGTCCTGGCGCCCGGACTGGGCCCAGACGCTGCCCCTGGCGTGCGAGTCTGGGGTGGGAACGACCTATGGCGACTGCTGATCTAACCGTTAGACGGCGGGGCTTCCTTGCGCTGCCTCTGATTGCTACACTGGGGCTTCAAATAACTCCAGTTCACGCGCGTCGTATGGCTCATTCCTACTCGTCAGTCAAGGACTTCGAAGGCTGCCCCAAGCGGTACCACGCAGTCCGTATCGCCAAGCGTTTCAAGAACCAAGACACCGAGGCCACGCTGTACGGCACGGCGGTGCACAAGGCGTTCGAGGAATACGTACGGGACAAGACGCCCCTGCCTGAGCAGTTCGGCCAGTTCCAACCGTTCGTCGAGCCCCTTGCCACCCTGGCCGGAGACATCCGGTGCGAAGAGAAATTGGGGGTCCGACGCGACTTTAGCCCCTGCACCTTCTTCGATCCAGATGTTTGGATCCGGGGCATCCCAGACTATCTGGCTGTCAACCGGGCCAAAGGCGTGGCCCGTGTCGCTGATTACAAAACAGGCAAGAGCAGCAGGTACGCCGACATGGCGCAGTTGGAGTTGATGGCGGCCATGGTCATGGCGCATCATTCCGAGGTGCAAACAGTCAAGGCCGCACTGTTGTTCGTTGTTGCCAAAGATGTCATCAAGGCCGAGTTCACCCGAGCCCAGTTGCCGGAGATCTGGTCCAAGTGGGCCGGACGCATCGGGGCAGTGGAGAAGGCCGTCGAAGTGAACGTGTGGAATCCGCGCCCCAGTGCGCTGTGCAAGTTCTGCCCGGTCAAGGATTGTGCAAACCATCCGGGCTAAGGAGATAGCCATGGCTACGAAAAAACGCGATTACGCCGCCGAGTACCGCAAGTACCAGGGCACCCCCGAGCAGATCGCCGCGCGGTCCAACCGCAACAAGGCTAGGCGGGCGTACGAAAAGAAGAATGGCGACCTGCCATCCACCACGGACGTGGCGCACAAGAGGGCCTTGTCCAAGGGCGGTGCGCCGGTCAATGTCAGTAATCTAAAGGCAGAAGGGCGAAGCGGCAATCGCAGTTTTGCTAGGACTTCTACCAATAAACTGAAGTCAGAAATTTCCAAGCGCGAGCGATCGCGCTGAGGTAGTATTTATCCGCCCTGATAGGCACAGGGCGGTTTCTCCTTGGTCGTAAGACCTTTGGCCCGGTAGTTCGCTACCGGGCCTCTTTGTCACCTCTAGTCATCAGAAAATCATGGAAATCGTGCAAGACCGCGCGTTACTCTTCCGCACTCGCGCAGCGGATCAGATCACCGCGCTCATCCCCAAGAGCAAGGTGCTAGACGACAGCGACGAGCCGCAGATACTCGTCAACTGGGGGTTCGAGGAGGTGCAACTCCTGCGCAACCTGGGCGTCAAGAACGTGCCCTCTCCCATCGTTGGGCGCTACAAATGGCCGGGCATCTTTGCCCCGTTCGTCCACCAGAAAACAACTGCTGAGTTCCTGACCCTGCACCCCCGGTGCTTCGTGTTTAACGAGGCAGGCACGGGCAAGACAAGCGCCGCAGCGTGGGCTGCCGACTACCTGATGCAGCAGGGCCGCGTGACTCGCGTCCTCGTGGTGTGCCCGGTGTCCATCATGGAGACTGCGTGGCGATCGGATCTGTTCAAGACCGTGATGCACCGCACGGTGGCTATCGCCATGGGTTCCAAGGAACAACGACGCAAGGTGATCGCAGGCAACTTCGAGTTCGTCATCATCAACTTCGATGGCGTGAAGGTGGTGGCAGACGAGTTGCGCAACGGCGGGTTCGACCTCATCATCGTAGACGAAGCCAATGCCATCAAGTCAGTGACCACAGAGCGTTGGAAGGCCATCGCATCTTTGGTCAAGGCCAACACCCGGCTGTGGCTCATGACGGGCACGCCCGCATCGCAGTCGCCGCTCGACGCTTACGGGCTTGCCAAGTTGGTCAACCCCGACGGGGTGCCGCGCTTCTTCGGTGCGTTCCGCGACAAGGTGATGATTAAGGTCACCCAGTACAAGTGGATGCCGCGCCCTGCCGCACGAGACATCGTGCATGCTGCCCTGCAACCGGCCATCCGGTTCACCAAGGACGAATGCTTGGATCTGCCGGACATGCTCTACACCACACGCGACGTGCCGCTGACGACGCAGCAGCAGAAGTATTACGACGCGATCCGCAAGGAGATGATTACGGTGGCCGCAGGCGCCGAGATCACGGCGAGCAACGCAGCGGGCATGCTCAACAAGTTGTTGCAGATCTCCCAGGGTGCGGCCTATACGGACGATAGGGACGTGGTGTCGTTCGACATGAGCAACCGCTTCAACGAACTGGTCAGCGTCATCGAGAGCACCGACAACAAGGTGCTCGTGTTCGTGCCCTTCCGGCACTCGTTGGAGGTCCTGCACGAAGATCTGCTCAAGGCAGGCTACACCGTGGAGGCAATCCATGGCGACGTGTCGCCCACCCGTCGAGCGGAGATCATCAAGCAGTTCCAGTCAGAGGACGACCCACGCGTTCTGCTGCTCGTGCCGCAGGCCACCGCTCACGGCATCACGCTGACACGCGCTGACCAAGTGGTGTGGTGGGGCCCGGTGCCCTCCACAGAAATTTACATGCAGGCCAATGCCCGTGCACACCGCGCCGGGCAGACCAACAAGGTCACGGTCACGCATCTACAGGGTAGTCCCGTGGAGCGCAGGGTGTTCCACATGTTGCAGAACAAGATCGACATGCACCTGAGCCTCGTCGATCTCTACAAACAGGAGATCACATGACCCCTTGACGACCAAACTAAACACTGTATACTTCAATCACATCAACGCTAGTCAACAGGAATCATCATGGACGCCAACAAACTTGTGCAGGTCTACATCAAGATCCGCGACGCCAAGGAAATCAAAACCAAGCAGCACGAAGAAGAGATAGCCGCACTCGATGAGCAACTCGCTGCCGTTGAGGAATCTCTATTGGAGATCTGCAAGAACACCGGCCAGGACGGCGGCAAGACCCAGTATGGCTCGTTTACCCGTACGGTCAAGACCCGCTACTGGACCTCGGACTGGGATAGCATGTACCAGTTCATCAAAGATCACGACGCCCCCGAACTGTTGGAGCGCCGTGTGCACCAGGGTAACTTCAAGGAGTTCCTCCAAGAGAACCCTGACAAGATGCCGCAAGGCATGAACGTGGACTCACGGTACTCCGTCACCGTGCGCCGCGCCAAGTAACTTCACTCAAGGAAATCACATGAGTAACATCACTCTCTTCAAGTCTGGTTCCGTCGTTCCCGATTACCTGCGCGAAGCCGCAGACTCCACCACCAAGGACATCGCCGGTAGTTCCGGTGGCAAGCAGATCTCCATCCGTGGGGGTGTGTGGCGCATGATCGTTGGTGGCGAAGAGGTTGCCAAGAACGAAGATCGCTCCATGAACCTTGTGGTGATCGCAGCGGGCAAGGGGATCACGCGTACCTTCTATGCAGAGAAGTACGAGGAAGGCAAGGATGTCAAGCCCTCCTGCTGGTCCGCCGAAGGCGAGAAGCCCAACCCCGAGGTGCCCAACCCCCAAGCATCGTCCTGCGCCACCTGCCCCCAGAACATCGAGGGCTCCGGTGAGGGCAAATCCCGCGCTTGCCGTTATAGCAAGCGTCTGGCCGTGGCTCTGGAGAACGACATCACCGGCAACATCTACCGCATGTCGATCCCGGCCAAGTCGTATTTCGGCAAGCCCGACGGCGACAAGATGCCCCTGCAAGCATTCGGCAAGTTCCTGGCAGGTCATGGCATTCCCATCACCGGCATCGTGACCGAGGCCCGCTTCGACACGTCCGAGGCTGTCCCCGTGCTGAAGTTCCGCGCCGTGCGCCCGCTGACCCGCGAAGAGTGGGACTCAGCCAAGGCCCAGAGCCAGACCGACGACGCACGTCAGGCCATCGACTTCAAGATGGTGCCTTCCAAGGCCGACACGGGTAGCAGCGCCCCCGCCCTGCCCGCCGCGTTCAAGGAGGCCCCGGTTCAGCAGGAAGCCAAAGTGGCCGAACCTGTGAAGCGCACCACCAAGAAGGCCGAGCCCGCCGCCGCGCCAAAGGACGTCTCTTCCATTCTGAGCGAGTGGGGCACCGACGACGATGCCTAAAGGACTCAGGGGGTATAGCACCTCCTTTGTCGCAGCCGTTGCACACGGTTGCCTGTCTGACCTGATGTTCCAGTTCGTCCACGAGTGCTTGGTACGGGAGATCCCCGTATCAGCCGTGGCGGAAAGACTCGGCGTCACACGGGCAACCGTGTACTCGTGGTTCACCGGAAGGTCTGAGCCACGGGCGCGACACCAAGAAAAAATCAAGCAGATCCTGGCGCGTTGGAACCGCGCCTGATCGTTCTACCCGAGAGGTATCGTGCATTCCTTCCTCGACTCCGTATTGCCTACGCAGGGCATGTACTGCGCTGTGGCGATCAAGGGGGGAAAGGTAAAGCCGTCATTCCATGGAACTATTGCTGATGTCGATGCAGCGGCTCAAGCCGCAGGCAGCAAAGGCGCAGATGCCTACTTCGCACTAGCCAGTTTCGACGACCCCGCACTGGGACGCACAGCCGCAAACGCTGTCTACCTGCGGTGCTTTTTCCTTGACCTCGACGTAGGTCCAACAAAAGCCTACGCCACACAATCGGACGCGGCAAAGGCGCTCCGACAATTCATCAACACCACGGGCTTGCCGCTGCCCATCATCGTTAGTTCTGGCGGCGGCTTGCATGTCTACTGGCCTCTGACTGAGGACGTCCCCGCAAAGGACTGGGTAGAGCACGCCAAGAAACTGAAGACCCTGTGCAAACTGCACGGGCTTGATGCCGACCCTGCGGTGACTGCGGACGCTGCCCGCATCCTGCGTGTTCCCGGCACCCAGAATTTCAAAGAGACCAACCCGCGTCCGGTGATGGTCGTCTACCAGGGGCAGCCTGTGCCCTTGGCCGACATCGTGAAGGTACTTCCTGCGCCCCCCACGCTTGTGGCGCCCACGTCCATCTTCGCCGCCAAGCAGTTCGGCACGGACGATGTGACCAAGGACCTCGCAGCGGAAGACCACCCGCCCAGTGAGTTTGCAAAGATCGTACGGTTAAGTGTTAAGGGCAACGGGTGTGCGCAGATGGCGCATGCCGTGCAGAACGCAGCCACCCTGGAAGAACCGCTGTGGCGGGGCGTCCTGTCAATCGCGGTGCGGTGCGTAGATGGTGGCGAAGCCATCCACAAGGTGTCCAAGGCCCACCCCGGCTACAGCCCGTCGGCCACCGAGAAGAAGGCGTCCGAGACCAAGGGCCCTTACACCTGCGACTGGTACCGCACCAACAACCCCGCACAGTGCAAGGGGTGCAAGCAGCAGATCTCTAGCCCCATCGTGCTGGGCAAGATTGTGCAGGAATCTACGCCGGTCAACGACGCCTACGTGGTGGAGGTTTCGACCGAGGGCGACGAGGATCCAGACGCCAAGGTCACTGTAGAGATTCCGGCCTACCCCTTCCCGTACTTCCGGGGCGCCAACGGCGGCGTGTTCAAGCGCACGGTCGTTGACCAAGAGACCATCGACATTGAAGTCTACCCAAGCGACCTCTACATCACGGGTAGGTTCTTCGATTCCGACATACACGGAGATGGCGACGGCGAACTGGTGGGGATCAACCTGCACATGCGCAAAGACGGAGTGCGCAGGTTCCACGCTCGGGTTACAGACCTGTTCGCCAAAGATTCACTGCGCGACCTTCTGAACAAAAACGGAGCAATCGCTTACGGCAAACAACTGGACGTTCTCATGGCCTACTTCGCGTCAAGCATTCGCAAACTGCAATCGCAGTACGCAGCATCCAAGACCCGCAGTCAGATGGGCTGGACCCCCGACATGCAAGGGTTCGTGGTGGGGGAACTGGAGTACACCCCTGACGGCACCAAACTGGCGCCCCCTGCCAGTGGCATTCGGCAGTTGGCCCCGGCCTTCGTGCCGCGCGGCTCCCTCGATGCGTGGAAGGAAATGGCGAACTTCTACAACACGCCCGGACTTGAGCCGCACGCTCTGGCCTTCTTCTTTGGGTTTGGCTCACCGCTGCTGAAGTTCATCGGCGGGGAGGCGGTCAAGGGCGCCCTGATCCATTTGAAGTCCAACGAGTCTGGGTCGGGCAAGACCACGGTGCAGATGATGGTGAACTCCATCTTCGGCCACCCGTCTGAACTGCTCATGACCAAGGACGATACCTACGCCGCCAAGATGCACCGCATCGGCTTGCTTAACAGCATTGCCTACACCGTGGACGAGATCACGAACGCGGAAGACAAAGAGTTGTCGTCTATGGCCTACGGCTTTACCACGGGCCGGGATCGGCACCGCATGGAGTCGCAGACCAACCGACTGCGTACCAACAACACCACGTGGAATGCCATCACTATCACGTCTTCTAACGGGTCGATGATTGACAAGTTGGCGCAACTCAAAAGCACCGCCGACGGCGAACTCAAGCGTACGTTGGAAATCGAAGTGCCGCGTCTGCGCAACGTAGCCAAGGCCGATGTGGACCGGCTGTTCGGGCAACTGACAGAGAACTATGGGGTGGCAGGCCCCGTGTTCATCAAGTACGTGGTGTCCAATCAGCAACTCGTTCTCGCGGCGCTCAAGGACATGCAGGCCAAGATCGACGCAGCTTTGTCGTTGGAGCAGAACGATCGCTTCTATTCCTGCGTCCTGGCCTGTGCATTCGTTGCCGCGCTCATCGCCCGCAAACTGGGTCTGTTCGACATCGAGATCAACCGCATCTACAACTACGCCCTGGAACTGGTGCGGCAGAACAAGGCGCTTCAGATCAGCAGCGTGGGCGGCCCGACTGTGGTGGCCCAGGAAACCCTGTCGTCGTTCATCAACGAGAACGTGTCTAACGCGCTCGTCATCAACAGCCCCGTCAAGGGTGCCATGCCAACGGCGCCGATCGTGTCCCCACGCAACGTGCTGCGCATGCGCTACGAGCCTGATACCAAGGAGTTGTTCATAACGGTGGCGGACTTCCGCGCACACTTCACCAAGAAGCAGGTGGATGTGCGGGAGAGCATCCGTGCCCTGACAGCCATCAACGTGATTAAGCACAACGGCACCGCTGTTGCCAAGCGGATCGGTGCAGGCGCAGTGGGCGGGCTGTCCGGCCTGTGCGTCCGGTGCTACGTGATTGATGGCACCGCGCTTGGTATCGACGAGACCTCGTTCACTTCCAACGAAGACGATGCCCAGGACCAAAGCCAAGCCGCCGGGCAAGCCGCATGACTTCCGCTTAGTGGTGGTGCAGGACGTTGAATACTACGTCTACTGGGAAAAACTGACGCTTGGCGCGTCGTTCTTCCTGCCCACCACGGGCACGATTGCACAGGTCAAGCGGGCCATACGCGACGCAGTGCGGCACCATGGCTACATAGTCGAACTGCGCACCCGGCGCGAGTATGGTCGCTACGGGGTGCGCGTCTGGCGCATGAACTAGACCGCCATCCGACCCGCTTTGCGGATCTCCGTCTTGGCTTCTCGCAGCCACCCGGTGAGTTCGGCTTCCAACTTGCGGATCTCTTCCAGTTCGCGCTCCCGCTCGTCCTTGGACATCTCTTCGGCCCCGATCGGGCTGTTGAGATATTTGCGGTACGCGCGGGTGTCTTTCAACTGGTTCAGCGTAGCGTTGATCGACCGTTCTAGCATGAGGCGGTCTTCGTTTTCTATGGCAAACGCTTCGGCACGTACGGGATCCGTCTTTGCCAACTCGTTGAGCGTAGCGTTGATCTGCCCAACCTTTTCGCGCTCTTCGTAGAACTCCGAGAGTTGACGGGTGCCAACCGGGTCGTACAGGTAGTTCGACAGCAACGCGTACTTGTGCAGGGGGCGATCGACTCGCGTCGGGTTCAGCAGGCTGTCCGTTGCCATGGTGACCATGGCCGCCGTAGAGCCGAAGTACCCGCGCAGCACGTTGTCGATCATGATCGGGGAGATCTGAACGCCAACCATATCCCGGCTAAATCCTGCCATGGCGATTGCCAGTTCACTGGTTGTGGCCGTGCGGCGCTCACTGGGCAGTTGGCCCTTCTGGAAGATGCCTTCCAGGGGGCGCATGGTCAGGAACGAGAAGTTGGTCCATGCCTCAAGCAGCGGCTTGGCAGCCTGCGGGATCGGCATGGCGCGTCCGAAGTATTGCTCCGCGATGTAAGCCACAGCGGTGCGGACAGCCTCCATGGCCTCCTGCTCCTCCGGCGTACCCTTGCGCTTGTAGTATTCGACCATGCGCTCCGGGATCACCTTGAAGATGGCGCCCAGTTCGGTCGGCACCCCGATCTTCAGGCCGTCGCCCAAGATCCAGTTGCCGTCCCGGGTGCGCAGGTCCATGTCCTTGTAGTCCTCGTCGTCGGACTTGCCGAGGGCATACAGCGTAGCGAACGCAGTGAGCATGGCCGCGCGGCTCCAGAACAGCCGACGGGCGGCGGTTCTTTCAAGCCCTGATGCTGCCGCTTGGCCGGTGGCCGCACGGTACAGCACGTCGGTACCCTGGATGTAGGCGTTGAAGAACGGGATGGTGGACGTGAGCGAAGCGGCGAAGTTACTTGCTCCGCGCCGACGGAAGTTGATGAACTCTCGGGCCCGCACCTGGGCCAGCAACTCGTCGTTCGTCTCGCGCTTGGTCTGATCGTAGATGGCCTTGCGCACCGCGATGTCGGATGCCCGCGTAATGCCATCCAGTCGATGCAGCAAAGTCTCGAACCGACCACGCTTCATGTAGCCCGCTTCTTTGAGCAGCGACTCGGCAGGGCGTCCCTGTTGGAAGTCGTACTCGCCGGTCAGGCCCAGGTCGCCCAGTTCCCGCACGATGGGATGCTTGATGCCGCGCATTTCGGCCAGGGCGATCTTCGGGAAGTTCGTCAGAGCCATGCGGATCATGGGGCCCGGGTTGCGAACGCCTGACGTGAAGATGGCGCGTTGCACGTCGTCTGCCACCTGCTTGAGCGCGAAAGGCGGCAGTGCGGTAACCGTGGTGCGCAGCACGTTGGAGAACGCCCCGAGGAACTTCATCAGCCCGCTCTTGGGCAGCGTCAGATCCTTGAACGCCAGCACGTCGTACTTGCTCGGCACTTGCCAGTACCGAAGTTCTCCATCCACGTACGCGCCGACGGTGTTGTCTTTGTGCTGCGTGGTTGTGCCAAGCGGTTTGGCCAAGCCCATGCTTTCCATGACTTCGATCGTGGTGCGCGTGGCGTCGGCGTTGGTTGTCTGCCGCAGCATCCAACCGAGCGTGTTTGCGTAGTTGGTGAACACGTTGCCCACCGGGCGCTCCAGGGAGCCGACCAGTTCTGGCAGTTTGCCCAACTGCGCCACGCCCTTGCCAGACAGTTTCTTGATGCGATCGAACGAGGAGATCTCATCCGATATGCGGTCAAACGGCACGTAGTTGACTACCGACTTCCACGCATCGCCCTCGGCCTTAGACAGTCGCCCCACGGCAACCATGTTGTCCACCATGGCGATACGGGCCTTGTCCATCAGCGCGCTGATCTCTTGCAGGTCGGGGTCGGCGTTGTACTCTTTTGCCAGGGCGTCGATGTCGGCCTCCGGCATGTGGATAACGAACTCGGTGCCCTTCGTCTGGTTGGACTTCAGCAACTCCTTCAAGCGCATGGCTTCGAGGATGCGGCTTGCCGCACGGGTACCGCCTTCCATCGAGTAGCCGTTCTTCTTGGACCACTTTTCCAAAGCCGCAAACACTTCGACTGGGGGAGGCACGTCCTTCTTCTCAACTACCTTCCACAGCCCGGTCGTCGGATCTTTCTCGATCGAGCCTTTCTGGAAGTATTCCGGCAGGAGTTTTACGTAGTCCTGCGCCTGCCGCAGTGCACCCATGGGGTTGAGGTTGCCCAACGCGTCCCGCACGGCGCCGTTGAACTTGGCCTGAAGGCGCTGCTCCACAGCCGCAGCCGAGTCCGCCATCATGACGCGGAACTTGGTGCCAAGAGTCGGATCCCCGGGCTGGGTCGTGATGCCCTGCACCATGGCCTTGTACCAAGGCATGCGCTCGGGCTCGATCGGACCCATAGCGTCGATGATCTGCTGTGCGCCGTAGGACAGGGAGAACTGCTTCTGCGGCGCCTGTTCCGTGCGGGTGGTGTCTTCGAACCACATCTTCGATGAGCCAGGGCCCATCGAATCCAAGAAGTCCTTGACCGTCTTGGCGGGCAGGTACTGCCGTCCCGTGACGATGCGCAGCAGGTCACGCAACTTCTGCGCAACCTGGGAGAAGAATTTCTCGGTGATGGTCAGCGGCTTGTCCGCAGTGGTGGCCCACCGCGCCGTGTTGTCTGCAAACCATTCACTAAACGAACGCCAGTACGAATCCACGTTGTCCATGGCGTCAGCGGTCATCTCGGCCTTGCCCCGTGCCCGGAGCGACGCTTCGATGTCTTGGGCCTGCTCCCTGGTGCGCAAGTTGTGCGCAAGGTCAATGGCCGTGTGTCCGGGTTTCTTGTTCTCCTTCAGCCATGCCTCGTACTCCTTACGAATGGCGAACTGCACTTGCGTTGGAGCGTTGTCGTAGGCGATCTGCTGAATGGCGTGGCCGAGTTCGTGTGCAATGACTTCGAGCGTTTTGGTCTCACTCATCTCCGGCTTGAGGTAGATGATGAAGTCGTTGCGGTTGGGGCCAAAAGAAACCACAGACCCGTTGGTAGATGAGGATTCGTTGGTTGTGTTGAGGCCCGACAAGTACGGGCCATGGAATCCGTAGCGGTCGGTTTCCCCATCCAGATCCGCGCCGTTGTGCACGAAGAACCGCACATCGCCAATACCCAGAGACTTCGTGAGTTCGGCCAAGTAGTCGGTGTACTTTTTGGAGATACCGTCAGACCCAACCACGTTGGTTGCCGCACCGGCAAACGGGCCGTCCGGGTTGGCGGCGTACTCAGCGGCATCAGCATCAACGGCGCGGTTGCGGGCCTCAACGAACCTAGCACGTTCCTCTGCGGTCAGCAGGGGGCTAGTAGATGAGCGAACATCCACCCGCTCAGCACGTCCGTCCTTGTGGACCGCAATATATGTGATGAAGCCAAACCGATTTGTACTGCGCACCAGGGCAACATCGCCCTCAGCGTAAACAGCCTTGCCGCCCGTGAATTCTTTGGCCCGCTCGTCTGCCCAGGCAGGCACCGTCGGTTCGGCGCGGGGTTGAAGGTCGAATACCATCTGCCGCTCATCAACGGCAGGGACTTCGGCGGCGGGCTCTTCGGCAGCGGCGCGTTCGCGCTCATCAGCGGCCTCGGCGCGCTTGCGCGTTTCAGCCTTGCTTGACGGGAACAACTCAGCCTGCGGGCCACGACGGATCTCGACCTCGCCTTCTTCCATGCCAAACGTGGACGTGCCGATGGGCTCGCGCATCTCTTCGGAGATGGGCGGCGTGGGCTTGGCCGGAGTCGGGGCAGCCGCAGGGTGTGCCTTACGTTTGCCTTCCGCAGTCTTCTTCTGCTGCTCGTCCAAGCGACGCTGCATCTCGGCGGCGTCACGCTGGCGCTCTTCCTCGGCCTTGCGGTCGTAGACGGGGATCAGTTCCTGCACCTGGGTTTCCAAAGCATCGTAGGAACTACGCGCCTTGGAGTTGGGCATCGGCACCTTGCCGCTCTTGAGCAGCAGTCCGCGCTGCTTGTTGCGCAGCGAGTCGATCGCAGTCTGAACCTCAGCCGCCGTGCGGGTATCTTCTACAGGCGCAACGGGGGCCGGAGCCGGAGTCAGTGCAAGGGGCTGCTGTCCCTCTCCTGCAACTCCTGCTGGAGCAGGTGGTGCAACAGGTGCCAATCTAGGGGCGACAGGTCTTTTAGGTGCGGCGGGAGCAGCGGCTGCGGGAGGTCCGGCGACGGGAGGCGCGCTAGGTACGCCCATGCCTCGCTGATCTCCTCCGGGCTGAGGTTTTGCACTAACAGGTGCTGACGTTGGCGCTCCACGGGGGGCCTCCTTGAATGCGGGTACGTCCGGGCCCAACAAGGCACGGAGAATCTTGGCCCGCGACCCCTGACCTTTTACCAGAGAAGGATCCTGCTGCACAAGAGCAGCGACATCTTCCTTGGTGCGGTTGACGACGTTACGGTTGAACCAATCCTTTGCGGTCTTGAACGGCACGCCAACGGCTTCGATGTCCGGCATATAGATGCGCGGCGCCGGGGGCGGCGTAGTAGACGTGGGTTCTCCCTCGCCCGTGTAGCGGAATGGCAGGCGCATCTGCCCCTGCTCACGCAACTCCCGACGATCTTGGCGGTACTCTGCGCGCTGCTCACGCAGTGTGGGTTCGGTTTCGACTTCGGTTGCAAGTTGGGCGCCGCCAGGAGGCAGGAACTCCCGCATCTCCATCTGCTGACCGGGCTGCGTGAAGGCGCTGCGCGCTGCCTTCTCTGCATCAGCCTGCTCCTGGGCTTTTTGCTGCCGTGCAGCATTGATGCCCTCGGTGTCCAGTTCCCGAATCCGCTGCGACAGTTGGCCAATAGCCGCCTCGATCTCTGGCGTCTTTTCCGCAGCCCGCAGTTCTTCGCGCTGCTTCCAAAGTTCTCCGTACGACTTGGTGAGATCTACGGCGGGGGCAGCGGGTGCCGGGGCCGGAGCAGGAGGAGCGGGCGGTGCGGGAGGAGCAGGGGGAGGTTGGACCTCGGGCCCGCGAACAGCACCAACCGCAGCACCGCCAAGGGCGCCCATGGCGGCTTCTTGCGCAGCCTGACCGGCTACGCCTTGGAACGTCGGGACGTTAAACCCTTCACGCTGCAACGCAATGTTGGCTGCCATGCGTTCCTGACCGCCCTGTGCGGCTTCCGTAGGGGCTTCGGCCAACGCTGCCGTGCCTGCACGACGCAGCATGCCGGGAGCCGCCTGTTGGGCCCCGGCCTTGGACAGCAAACTTTCTGCACCGAACCTACCGGCCACAGCGCCCAGTGCGCCGCCCAGACCGATCTGTTCGAGGTTCTTGCCCGTATAGGCTTGCGCGGCCTGTGCCTGCTGCTCAGCCAGTTGCTCCGGCATCCCTTCGGATACCAGACGTTCTTTTACAGAGTCGTAGATAGAGCCCTTGACGGCGCCCACACCCTGTGCAGTACCGATCACAGTGTTGATGGCCTTCATGGTGGCGGGCAGCAGTTTGGCCGCAGCGCCGACCGGGGCCGCAAGCATGAAGGGTAGGAACGAACCCACCGCTTGCGCCGCGCTTTGCAGGGGCGCTTCGGCCACGCCGCCCAGAGCCGTGCTGACTTCCGCGCCAACACCTTGCTCTTCAGCGGCTTTTGCCATCTGGGCACGCCGCTGCAACTCTGCCTGACGCTCGGGCGTCATGGCTTCGCCCAGTGCGCGTTGACCGCGCTCCAAGGTTTCGGAGGCTACGTTGCCTGCACCGAACACATCGGTCAGGGCCTTGACGCCGCCAACGGCACCTTGGCCCAAAGACAGGGCCACGTCTCGCAGAGAGAACGGCGCGGCTTTGGGTGTGGGGGCTAACTCCGGGCGCGACGCCAGAATTCGCGCCTTGGCTTGCTCTGGCGTAACTTCATCGGGGATCCCTTCAACCAGAGTGCCGTCAGGCAAGCGAATTGAGTAGGCCATGGCGTATTACTTGATGTCAGCCCAGTTGACCACGCGACCCTTAGTGGCAGTGGTAGGAGCAGTGCCGGAGGTAGGAGCATCATCTGGCACCCCTTCAAGACGTTTGAGTCTTGCTCGCGTCTCGTTCAATTCTCTCTCCACGCGATCGTAGCGTTCCTTGATTTCCTTACGTGCGGGCCCGACCTGAGTGGCGCGAAGTTCTGCGGAGATTCCGGTAAGTTCCTTTACTTGTCCATCCAACAAAACACGAAGCGTATTGATGGACTGCTCCTTGTCGGCCCGGTTTCCGCTTGCCTCGGCCCGGGCTGCTTGCAGCATAGCCGCCTTGAAATGCATATCCGTGTTGTACCTGCTGCTGCCTGCTTGAAGCATGTTGCCGTACATACTTGTCAAGGCTTGCAGTTCGGTATTGGACTTTGAACGCAGGTCCGTTTCGCGCTGCTGCTGCAACCCAACGGTTTTCTCAAACGCCTTCTCAGCCTCTTTGCGGTTGCCGGTGTTGAGAGCGTTGATGAGGTTGTACATCTGCTGCTGATGCTGCATGTCCTCAGCATACGCACGCTGTTTGAACTCCGCCTCTGAGGCCGCTGCGCCGCCGTAGCCACGGCTAAAACCGCCGAGCACAGCCTTGAGTCCCATGCGGGCTCGTTCTTGCTCTTGCTGCGCGTGGCGTGCACGCATCTGCGCAATCATCTCGCGCTCTTCCGCGCCCATGGGAGCGTTGAGCCCAAACTGGGCTTGTGCTGCCTTAACGTCTCCCGCCGTACCGGCCATGGTGGGGGCTTGTGCCGGAGCGCCAAGTGCTGCGGGCAGACCGGCGCCGCCGGGGGTGAGACCAAGACGCTGCATGAGGGCAGACTCAATAGTCTGCTGAGGCGAAGGCGCAGCGGGAGCCGCTTGGGCCGCTTGGGCCGCTTGGGCCGCTTGAGCCGCAGGGGCGGCGGGAGGACGCTGTTGGGGCGGGGCCGGAGGCGCAGCGGGGGGACGCTGTTGCGCCGCAGCCTCGATTTGTTGCATGTTTCCGGTTGGCGCAACAAACGAATTAACGGCTTGCTTTCTCGCGGCTTGTTCGGCTTTCATACGCGCCGCCAACTCAGGGGCACTTGCTTCAAGGAACGCCATGCGCTCAGCCTCTTCGCGCTGACGTTCTTCGCGCTGACGTTCTTCTTCTAATTGCTTGCGGGTCTTTGGCAGTTGACCCGCTTGCGGCAACATACCGCTGATGTCTTCTGCTTCCGTAGAGACAGTACCGCCCGGGGTGAACGCCACGATACCGCCGCCAGCCAGACCGAAGTCAACCGGCAACTGGTCAATACCGCCTTCGCGGCGGGGCTGTTCTTTGGGCTCAGGTGTGCCTTCGGGAGCGGGCATCACGGCTTCCCTGGCTTGGTTCGCAGACTGCTGCTCCATGGCCTGCTTCTTCATGGCCTGAAGCGCCAAAAGATCAGCCTTCTGCGACAACTGCTGCGAGACCGTGGGCTGCTCGCCCGGTACGGCACCGTCGGACATAGCCTGACGCTGCGCCATTTTTTCGCGCCCTGCAAGTTCCGCAGCGGCCAAGTACGGAGGCACAGACGCCACCATACCGTCTTTGGCGCGTTTGAGGTACATCATCGTCTGCGGCCCAGGGGGCAGCATTTGCAGGTCGCGTTGGATCTGAACGAGATTTGGTGCGGGCATGTCTATACCTCTTATCAGCCGGGAATAAGTTTCTTGAGAGTTTCGTACAACGACTCAAGATCATTGATACGGGACGTCAATTGGCTAAGCCCAGTTGTATTGGGGGTACTGGTAGAAGCACCGATTGGCAGCCCTTCAATCATTTTGCGCCGGTAATCCAGCATGGAGAACGGATACGCGCGCTCCTCTTCAAACGCTTTACGCTCCGCCGTCAGCCCCTGCTGCTCGATCTCGCGTTGCTCCGCGCCCAACTTGGCAAGGTCTGCAATCGACTTAGCGCCAAAGTCTGCACTGAACTGGCGCGAGGCTTCACCGGCTTTCTGGGCCTCCATCTGGCGACCTTGCTCGGCATTGAACTGCGCCATGGCTTTGTCGTATGCGGACGCATAGCCTTCACCAATGGCCTGTCGTTGTTTTTCAAGCAGGTTTCGACGGCCTTCAGACTCCATGATGGCCTGACGGCTACCGCCAAAAGCACCGGCCTTGGTCAGTCGCGCAGCGTCGGCCAAGCGGGCAATGTCTGACTGCCTACGCATCTCCGCCAATGTGGGATCCAAAGCCGCGCTCAGGTACGGATTCATGTACTGCTTGGCCGCATCCAGACCAAACGTACCTGATGTGAACGTACCGGGGGTGTAGCCCGTCTTAGCCATTTCACCGGCGCCCGCGAATGCTTGCTGCTGCAAGTTGGACGCGCCCGCCGTCAGAGGGCCTTGATAGGCTTGGTACGGCTGCTTGGTCAGGGCTTCAGCCTCACCCAATAGATTGGTGACGTACTCACCGGCCCACGGAGACAGAGTAGAGGCTTGCGAGGTGCCGTAACTGGTAACTCCCGAAGCGGCACCACCGGTACCGCCGGTACCAGCAGCACCACCGGCTTGGAACGCCACCACGCCGCCTCCGGCGTAGCCTGCAAGGCCGCCGGGCATGAACTTGTCTGGGTTGATCTTCTTGCCCTGCTTCTGGTTACCCGTGCGGGCTTTGCGCACACGCGCCATCATGTCGTACAACTTCTTGGCACCTGCATCAGAGTTGCCGTTACCCAGGTGCGACACGACGTCCGCAGGAATCACAAACTCACCGTGGCTCAGGGCCGCAGCTTGCTTGCCGTCAATTGAACTGGGAATCTCGTCAGCCATTCCGTCCGTAGCGCCTTGAAGGTAACGACCTCCACGAGCCAACATCGCAATACCGCCATCAGCCATGGTTGCGGCTCCTCGTTTTGGTTGGGCAGGTAGGCTCTTATCCGTGTCTACCGGCATACGGTCTTCAGGTTTGAGAACAGTCGCCACGTTCGATGCGCCCTGGGCAGCAGGGGCTGGGGCGGGCGCGGGAGCGGAAGTCTTTTCCCACGGCATCTTGAACGTGCCTGCATAGGGGCTTGTGGGCGGAGGAGCGGCAGTGGGCGTATAGGCCGCGCGTAGCCCGGCGGCTTGCGCAGCAGAGGCTTCTTTTGCGGCGGTCAGCGCAGCTTCGTCCCCTCTCGGGGTGTACTGCACATCAGTGAAGTACCGCAGTCCGCCTTGGCCGGGACGACGATTGGGGTCCTGAATGTTCACGGCTTCTCGGGTGGCCGTCATCTTTGGCACCGGCACGTTGTATCCGCCAGTCCTGATGTCGTTTCCGCCTCGCATGCCGTAAATACCCGCCGCTGCGGTAGCAAGCCCGGCCCAGTTGATGCTGCCGTTGGGGTTTACAAACGCGCCCTTGAGGCTGTTGAAGATCTTGTTGCCTTCGGCATCCCCCGGGCTCCAGACCAGATCACCCTTGTAGTAATACTTACCGTCGGGGCTGATGGCCGTACCGTTGTCGTAATATTTCCAACCGTAACCGTTTTGGCCCGGCAGAGCATTGTTGACGATCTCTTTGGCGCCTTCGCTGATGGCAATCCGTTCAATGGGCTCGTCTTCCCAAGAAGAGTCAACTTCGTCGTCGCCACCAATTTCATCGTCTCGATTGCTCATATTGACCTCATTTCAGCAGGCGCAGCAGGTCTTCCAACGTACCGGGCCGCTTGGGTTGATTGGTTACGTGGCCGCCTTCGGCCATTCTAGTTTGTAGGAGAGAAAAAAGGTCACCTTTACCGCCCTGCAAGATTTCGTCCAGAGTGCGGTAGGGATCGACTGCGGTGTATTTGCCCCCATAGACCGGCGATATGGTTGTCATTTGCGCCCCTGCGCCCTCAGGTACTGTTAAGTTTGGCGTTGGCGTCCTGGGACGTACTACGAAGGTAGGCGTGGGCGTGGGCGTGGGCGTGGGCGTGGGTGTCGGCGTCGGCGTCGGGGTAGGAGTAGGAGTAGGAGTAGGAGTAGGAGTAGGCGTGGGTGTCGGGGTAGGCGTATCCGTCGGCAGTTTTGTTGCCGTGACTGTTACGGTTTGAGTTGGGGTGTTCGTTACTACCGTAGGCGTCACCGTAGGTTCCACCGTAGGCTCTACCGTAGGCTCCACTGTCGGGGTCGGGGTCGGGGTAGGCGTCGGCGTGTCCGTCGGCAGCGTTGTAGCCGTCACAGTAACGGTCTGAGTTGGCGTTCCCGTGGGCGTTGGCGTCGTGACCGTCACGGTTTGCGTTGGCGTCGTGACCGGAGTAGGCGTAACCGTATCGGTTGGCAAAACCGTTGTCGTAACCGTCACGGTCTGAGTAGCCGTGGGGGTAGGCGTCGGGGTGACGACCGGCGTGATCACGGGCGTGACAACCGGAGACGGTGTGGTAGTAACCTCAGTATCCGTAGGCTCCGACGTGGGCGTAGCCGTGACCGTCACCTGCTCGGTGGCAGTGGGCGTAACTACGGGGGTGACGACCGGCGTGATCACGGGCGTGACGACCGGAGACGGTGTGGGGATAACCTCAGTATCCGTAGGCTCCGGTGTAGGCGTAGCCGTGACCGTCACCTGCTCGGTGGCAGTGGGCGTAACTACGGGGGTGACAACCGGCGTGATCACGGGTGTCACGACCGGAGTAACAACCGGAGTAACCACAATATCCGTAGGCTCTGGCGTGGGCGTAGCCGTGACCGTCACTTGTTCCGTAGCGGTGGGCGTAGGCGTAACTACGGGAGTAACTACCGGCGTGATCACTGGCGTGACAACCGGAGACGGTGTGGGAGTAACCACAATATCCGTGGGCTCTGGCGTGGGCGTAGCCGTGACCGTCACCTGCTCGGTGGCAGTGGGCGTAGGAGTAGGCGTAGGCGTAGGCGTAGGCGTAGGCGTAACTACGGGAGTAATTACCGGCGTAGGAATAGGCGTGGCAGTGGGTGCAACGACTTCCGTGGGGAGCGGCGTCGCCGTGGTGACCGTCACCTGCTCGGTGGCGGTGGGGGTAGGAGTTGTGACGGCGGTTTCGGCCTCTCCCGCCAAGGGCTTACCTATAGACTCCCGGGTCTGCCCCGTAGAGACAAGATTGCCGCCTTTGTCGTAATACTTGTCGCCGTCTAGGTACGACCCGTCCGCAAACTCGTAGAACCCCGCGCTCTTGCCAACATCACGGAATGTCTTAGAAGAAGCAGACGAGAGCGTACGTCCGACCTGATTGATGGCCAGATTGATAGCCGCTGCCGAAAGATCTCCACCCTTGATGGCGGTAGTCAGCAAAGAGGTAGCAACGCGCTGTTGGAACCGGGTCAGTTGATCGAAGCCCGGTATCTGCGAAATGCCAAATGCAATCGCTCCATTGGTCACCGCATTGGTGATGGATGCCCCCAGGTTGGACATGTCGCCACCCTGAAGCGTTGTGTACACCGACTGCCGCACTGCCAACTGAGCCGTGGGCGGCAAAGACGAAAAGCCGGGAATCTTGCTTAGCGCCAACTCGGTTGCATTGCCCAGTACGGATGCAGTAGCCGCTGACGTTAGGTCTTGCCCCAGAATGGCAGCGCGGGTCACATCTCGTGTGACAGACTCAACGAACCGAGTACCTAACTCGCCGTCAAACAAACCCGCCGCCGCATTTCCAACGGCGTTGGCCGCTGCCGAACTGGCAACTGATGCGACCGCTTGCGTTACCGCAGCCTTGATATTTCCGCCGCTGAGCGCCGTGTTCATGACGACGCTGCCGATAAAAGCGTTTGTGGCGGCGCTTACCGTTACGCCCGCAGCAGAGGTAAGTGCGCTGCCGATTGCGGTACCGATGCCCGGGAACGCCATGACGGCGATCGACGCCGCGCTCTTGAGGAAGTCGCCAAAGCCCGCACCACGTGTATCCAGCAGTGCGTCGTAGCGTTGGGACCGGATGGAGCCGTCCGGGTTGAATATCGCAATGACGCCACTGGGGGTCGTGGCTATCTTGAAGTTCTTCAGTTGCTCAGGATCAGTGACCCCGTAGGTATCAAGCGTGGACTGCACTTTCTGCGCAGCAAAAAATCGGCGCAGATCGTCCGGGTAACTTGGACTTGTATCGTTGTACGCGGCGCGAAAGTCGGTAAAGAAGTAGCCGTAAGCGTCGCCAACGTAAGTTCCGTCCGGCAACTTACGACCTTCTTCGCTGTACGTAGTTGGCATGTTCCGCGCCCATGCGGGCAGCGGGGGGCCCTGTGTAGCGGGCGCAGGCGTGGGAGCGGGCGTCGGTGTAGTCGTAGCCGTGGGCGTAGCCGTGGGCGTAACTACTGCCGTGGGCGTAGGTTCAGGCGTAGGCGCAACCGTAGCCGTGGGCGTAACTACTGCCGTGGGCGTAGGTTCAGGCGTAGGCGCAACCGTAGCCGTGGGCTCAGGTGTAGTAACAACCGTGGCCGTGGGCGTAGGCGTGGCCATGGGCGTAGGCGTAGGCGTAGCCGTGGGCGTGGCCGTGGGTGTAGCCGTGGGTGTGGGGGTAGGCTGCGTACCGGTGACGCGGTAGTAGTCGGCGAGCGTAAAGGACGTGCCAAGGGCTTTATTCCACTCCGCTACGGTGCGTTCGGGAGACCACCCCTGCTGTTTTGCATATTCAAGGCCTCGCTTTGTAGCAAGCGCATGATCGTTGGGGTCAAGCGCGTACATGTACGCCTTGAGATCAAAAGGAGGGGCAGGCGCAGGCGCGGGCGCGGGCGCGACGTCGCCCCCATCTTCCGGGAATGTTTCAAACTCTTCTTCTGTGGACAGTCGCGCCATGATCTTATTGCGTCAGGTCGTAGAAGGAAAGCGACCCGATGCCGCCGCCGGAACCCGCGCCGCCTGTTGTCACCACTCTAGCAGCCAAGGTGTAGATGTCGCTCACGCCCGCCAAAGATGCGCCAAGTTGCAAATCCCAGTTGTAGGAATTCACAGAAGCAAGCGGCGTGGGGCCGGACTTGCCCGTGGTGAAAGAACTTGACGCAATGATGCCGCCCGTCATGGCGGTGGCCGAAATATCAGATTCGACGTTTACATCCGAAGACACGGCAGACCACGACGGTCCGGTCAGCGTTGGATTTTTAATCAGCGCAAGTTCGTAGTTGTCCGCCGTTGTGGGCAGGAAGTTAAGAGAAGAAGGAACGACAACCGCCCCAAGCGCCGTTGACGCCAACCGTATGGACACCATGGGGTAGAACGAAGTCGTGATGGTTGAACCGGAAGTCGCGTTTATCCGTCTTGCCACATGCTCGATGGAGGTTGCCTCATATCCGCCTTCAGAGATTACGGATGAGCAGATAGACTTCATCGAAGCCGCCACCGCAGAAGTCGCGGTTCTAATCTCATACCGCACCGGCAGGATAGCCGTGGTCATGTAGACGTTGGTGATGTTGTTGGCGTTGTTGAATGTGTGGCAGACGATGTACTGGCCATTGATGATGAAGCCGCACCGGACTGATCCGACGCCGAGCCACTCAAAGTCCATCCACAAAATCTGAGCCTTGGACGGGTCGAGTGTGTAGCCAGAGTCCCCCGTGCCATCCAACTTATCGCCGTTCCAGTCCGATTGATTTACTGTGCGGGCATCGGAGGGCGTCCCCGTGACCGAAGACCGGAGAACAAATGAGGAAACGCCGTCCACGCGCTGAAAGAACACTCCGTTGCTGTCGTTGAAGTAGCCCACCCGCTGCGTGAGGTTCAGGCTCTGGTTGCTGTCCATCACAAAGGTGGCAAGCACCAACAACCCCTTACCCGGCTGATAGGGGAATGAGCGATAGGTCTGCCGAACGACGGTGCCCACACCACCTGCGGTCACTTCCATCTTCACTGCCGCTTCGTTGGGCAGGTATGTGGTTGAACCCGTGCCGGTCGTGGCTACATCAAATTGGTTGTCTGCGGCGTATCGGTTCTGGCTGTCGAAGAGCGTGTAGGGCTGACTGACGCGCAGGCGCCCGAAGGCATCCGTGTTGGTGCCGCCGATGGAGATTGGGATGGGTGATGTGGTTGCCACGATGCCCCTCAGTATTGCGTCCAAACGGTTGAAGTACAGACGCAGGACGTTGTTGAACTGCTCCTGATACCGAGAGTCGTAATCCCCTGGTGCCAGGGGAAGATTGGGCGGCGCAGGTACGGTGACATTTTCGACAAGCAGTGTCATCTGCGACCATCCATCCGAACGTCGATACGGGGGGAACCCAACTGCCACGTCACGCCGAGAGCATTCGACTCAGCCTTCATAATCAACTGACGCCCACGAACCCGGATGTAAACGATGTTGGTGAACTGCTCAATCGGCACTGTGGCCGTGCGCGTGACCGCTGCACTGCTTGATCCGCCCAAAGACTGAGGGTTGTTAAACCCGGAACCTGCCCCCTTCATGGGAATGAGCGACATGGTTAATTGCGGATTGTTGGCCGTCGAGCCTACAAACGTCACGTCCGGCAACATGCGCCAGATGAAGCCAAAGTTCTGGCCGTCTTCAATGTCGAACTCGGCAGATTCAATGTAGGCATTGATTGCAGCGGGCGTCCCGGTGGCGTTGTCATCGACGCCGTTCTCGTGCTCTACGATGTTGCCCAGGTACGTCGCGGCGATTGGGTAGTCTTGCAAGCCGGAGTCAAGCCATGCCGTCCTGGCCATCGTGCCGTAGTACCAAATCTTCTCAAGGTAGTTGAAGACAACGTACCTGTCGATTTCCATAGAGTTGGCCGAGCAGTAGAACCACCAGACCTCATTGAAACCTTCGTTCGTTCCGGCAAAGACCTGAGCCGCCTGAGACTGATTGAAGTCTCCAAACACATGACGACGCAGGTCACTTGGCAAAGTCTGAATACGACCGTCGTAGGCGTAGAACTTGTCCACCCCCATCCAGTAGATCACACCGGAACCGATGGCCAAGGCATTCGGACTGAGGATCGAGATGTTGCTGCCCAGGGTCTGAGCACCCCAAACCTCTGGTGCGCCGAGATACTGCAAGGAGTAAACAGCAGAGTCCGTGAAGACTACGATTTCCTGACGGGCCTGGATGGCTGCAATGATCTCGCTGCCATCAGAAAGACGGAGACTGCCTGCCTGATTGGTCGCTGCCGGGGTCCAGTCAACTGCACTCTCCTGATCCGACCACCGAATCAGCATGGGGTCGAGCACAGATGATCCAATCTCGTTGCATCCGAGGGCAAACACAAAACGATTGATGTCGGACACGAAGACCAAGTTTTGCTTGGTCGGTACACCGTTGGCCCCGGACAAGGTAGAGAGATCGACCCCACGGGTGTTTACACCGGTCGTGGCGTCCCAGTAGTACATGCCGCCACCGCGAGGTCCAAACACCAAGTCCTCGCCCCAGTTCTTCTGGCTCCATAACTGGATTGCTGTGTTGGAGGTTCCACCAAAACCCCAAGTGCCCGCGCTCCACGCACCGGCTCCCCACCCCGTAAGAGGAATTGCCGTGGCCGATCCGGTGTTTAATTGATAGGCAGCAACTACTGCCGCTCCGCCTCCGGGGGAACCGGCGATGGCGGTTGCGTTGGGAGTGACCGAGATGGTAATGGTGTAGGTATCAACCGTAAGTACGGTGACCTGAAACTCTTGGTTCAGGACGGCAGCAGTCACGTTGGTGCCCACGCCACCAATATCAACGGCGCCGCTGAAGGTCACAAAGTCCCCCGTGACGCAGCCATGTGCTGTGTCCGTGACCGTGACCGTGGTCGAGGCAGTCAGCGCAAAGGGGTTGTTGTTGATCGTGACCGTCGCACGGATGGGGGTGATGTCGTAGTAAACGCCCCCACGGGCGATGTAAAACTTGAGATTGGTGCCCAGCGCAATCAGGTTCAGGTTCGCAAGCGTGACCCAGTTCCACAGGGAACGGCAGACACCAAGGAACGTACTGGCAGAGATGCGGGTCCACCCACCAATCTTCTCTGGAGTGCCCTGACGGAAGCGCACCTTGTCGCACTCATACCAACCGTTCTCCGACGTGTAGCGGGTGTTCTCTTTGTTCACCCCTGGGCGCAGTGTGAGTTTCTTCAGCGGCATAGCGGTATTCTCCCGTCAAGACAGGAAAAGGGCAATCTCGGCTTCCCTGCGTTTAACCAGACCGGGCAGGACTTTGCCACCACCCATAGTCCACTGGCGGAAGGCGTCTGCCGCCCCGCTCCAGTCATCCCGGTTGGCCCGCATCCTGATCTGACTGCGCTGAAGATTGCCTAGCCCTGCATTAAAGGAAAAACTGACCAGAGCGTCAAAAGAGCCTTGACGGCCAGATACGCCGGGAACAAGTCGAAGAACACCACGTTCAAAAGTCCCGACATCATCACGGAATAGTTCGTCGATCTCCGTCTTAGTCCAGACACGGCTGTCCTCCGGCTTCAGGGGGAACTCATTGCGGAGCATCCCGGTGTAGCCTTCCTTGCGGATGACCGGGAGCCTAATCTGCTCTTGGTACAGGACGTGGCCGTAGCCAATCGTCCAGATGTGGGCAGGGCAAAGGTAGGGTTTACTTCTAAAGCCCTCATACTTGTGCATGAGAGCCTCGCCCACCTTGCTCAGTTTCACTTCTTACTCCACTGGCGCGACCCGAACCAGTAGCCGATGATCCCCCCGAGGATCGCCATCTCGTCGGCAGAGAAGATCAGGTCAGAGTACAGAATGATGTCATCCATGCTTTGAATGAGCGTCGGGTGGTTCCACAGATACCACGCCATGAAGGCGTTGATGGCCACCAACTCGAAGACGAAGATGTAAGTAACCGTGGGACGGACGGTGCCGGTGTAGTTCACCACCCACCGGGAAGCCTTGTCCATGATCTTCTGGTCGTGCGCCAGAGCCGCCTCGGTCATCCGAGCGTCAGTCTCCATCGCCACCTGCTCAGTGCGAATCTCCTCCATCCGGGCCTGGGCGGCAAAACCTGCTGCGGCCAGTTGCAACTCCCGCTCGGTCTGAACCTGAGCCAACTTCAGTTCATGGGCTTGATCTGCCTTGTTCTGAAAGTATTCGAGCAATTTGGGCAGGCCCGAGAGCAGCAAGCCCCCGAGGGTGGAAAGAAGCGACAGCATCTCAGGCTCCTAGAGCAAAGAAGAACAGAAGCACCCCAACCGCCCCCACGCCAAGTGAGGCGTAGAACAGGCTCAGGGTGACGGCCAGGATGGCGGCAGAGGACAGGACGATGGCCAGTTGCAGCGCCATGCCCGAGTAGGAATAGTAGGAAGACTTGGCCTTGGCAGCATCGCGCTTGGCTTCAGCAGCACGGGCCTTCTCCATGATCTCGTCCATGTCGGCGCGCTGCTTGGTGGCCTTCTGCTCGTTGTTGGTGACCTCGTAGATGGTCGCCCGGACGTTCTTGGCCTGATACCACGCCCACAGGTTGTTGGACTCTATGGTTCCATTGAGAACTGCAGAGGAGTTCCTTCCGGCAAAGTAATTTGTAACAGCAAGGAGTAGAGCAAGCAGGCTAATAGAAACCGCAGCAAGAGCCTTGACATGGGCCTCCCTCTCTGAACGGCTTGCGCCTTCCGGCGGCTTCCTGAAACTCATTGCTGTACCTTGTCGAGTAAGTAGTAACCCACCCCAATCAGGGCGACGGCTACGAAGGCAATTGCTGCGCCGTACTTGGCGTTGAGCATGAACTCCTGTTGCCGTAGGCGGTGCTCACGCTCCTTCTTCTCGCGCTCCTTCTTCAGCCGGATGCGCTCCATGATCATCTCGTTGTACACGTTCTCACCGTAGTGAGCGATGATCAGAATCTTCAGTTCATACTCCTGTTTGATCAGCGCCTGCTTGTGCATCGTGATCTGCAAGGCTTCATTCTCAATGCTGTCGTCGTGCAGCAGCCGCTTGAAGACCGAGGGCTTCTTGTTGGCCTTCTCGGTGGCGAGGCGGTTGAAGTCCCCAAACGCCCCGTACCACTTGCCGATCTGACCGGCAACATCTTGAATCTCGCGGCCCGTAGCGACGAGTTTCTTAACTGCTCCGAAGGCGGCATTCGCCGCTGATACTGCCGCGAGAATGCCGGTAATCGGTTCCATCTACAGCCCGAAGAACTTCTTGACCACCTCTGCCATTGCGCCAGGGCCAAGCAGAACAGCGCCCAGAGTGATGTACAGCCAGACTTCGATGTTTCGCATCCGCTTGCTGCCATCTTCAAGGCGCTTTTCAATCGCCTCGTACCTCTGGGCGCAGACGGCCTCATGCACCGCTACGCGCACTTCGACCGACTCTTCCATCACTGCACCGGCTCGTCTTTAACTTCAGGCACCGGCACCTGCGGCGTGGCCTGCTCCTGAATGGCTTGAATTAAAGGGAACACTTCAGCGTAAGGCCGGGTACCCAGATATTGCAGGATGCCGTTGACCAAGCCAAGGGTCAGCGTGATGGGGGTATCGTTGGTGGGTTGCGTCATGTTCAGTTGCTCCAGGGAAGTGCGGGCGTCACCACGGGCGGGTTGATCTGGTTCTGGATTTGTTGCTCAACGGCGGCTTCGGTTGCGGCCTTGTCTACGCCGTTTGCCCAGCACCAGCCCAGAACCTCATTCTCTGTCAATTGTGCGTAGGGCACAAACGAA